TCATGCGCCCTGCGGTCCCGGCAACAGCGCCAGCAGCTCCTCGACGGCCGCATCCACCGTATCGGCGCGGGTCGCGATATGGTCGAGATAGACATAGGTGGTGGCGAGGCTCGCGTGGCCGAGCAGGCGTTGCACCTGTTGCAGCGGGTCGCCCAGGATCAGCCGATAGGTCTCCACCGGCCCCACCGGCAGTGCGGCCTCGCGCAGTCGCTGCTGGATCAGCAGAGCGAGCATATGGACTGCGAAGGTGTGGCGAAGCTGGTGCGGGCTGATCGACAGCGGGAAGCCGTTCTCCTCGCACCGCTTGCAGGCCCGGGTGAAGATCACCTCCCACGAGTTGGGGCGGACAGGCTGCCCGACCTCGGTCAGCCATAGCGCCACCGGCTCGCGGGGCGTTCCATCCTCGTCGCACAGGATCAGGCGGCATCGTTCCTCCGGGGTGCAGACATCGCGCATGCGGTCGAGACCGGCGCGGGTGACGTGGATCGGTCGCTCGAACCTGGCCGCACCGTCGCGCGCGGCGAACTTGGTCACGCCCGCGGCGCGCTCGACGGCGACATAGGCGGTGATCTGACGAAGGAGCCGGCGCGGGACCAGGACGCTGCGTCCGCGGTCGCCCTTGGTGAGCGGCGGCGGCAGGCGCAGCCAAAGCTGCTGAGCCTGATCGTGGTCGTGATCGATGGCCGCAAGCTCATCGGCGAGCAGGCCCGACGCCTCTTCGAGACGCAGGCCGGTTGTGACGAGAAGATCGGCGAACAGCGCGTTGCGCAGCCCGTTGCGATCGCGAGCGCCGGGGCGTTCCGTACCGTCAAGGGCGAGGCCGCGCAGACCGACGTCGCGGAAAATGCGGTAGTCGTCCATCGTGACGAACCGCACATCCGATCGCTTGGCAGTGCGTTCATAGGCGTCGTTGCGCGCGGCGATCATGCCCCGACGCCCCCCATGCGCCGGTCGCCATATAGCGCGCCGACTGAACGGCGCTTCGGCAATCAGCCCTTGGCTCTTACCCCAGCGGTAGAGGCGATCGAGGCTGGCGACTGCCCGGTTCCAGCTTGCCGCGCTGATCCGCTGGGCGGCGTCGCCGCGCCGCCGCGCGCGGTGATAGGCGGTCACATCGTCGCGGGCCGCGTCCCATATCGTCGTGCCGCAGGCATCGAGGAAGCGAAGCCACACCGCAACGTCATAGGCGTAGGCGCGCAGCGAATGGCGCGAGCGGATCCCCGCTAGCGGCAGGTCGACAAAGAAGCGGTCGAGATCGGGATCATAGAGAGCGTCTCCCCGCAGGATCAGCGGCACATGCGCGTCGAGCCCCCTGGCGTCGCGGCGCTCGCAAACGGTAATGATCGACACCGGCACGAAACCCTCCCCCCCGGACCCCCCACCCGGAAGCTGACCTCACACCGATGCGCCCTATGGCCCGGCAGTTATCAGGCTGGCCTCCGCCAGCTCTTGGGTCAGCGCTACGGCCAGCCTGATAACTGCCTACCGTGGGCGTCCATCGCCGACCTTACTGCAATGTTGCGGGCGGCGCAGACTGTCCAGATAACGCCACAAGCTCCTCGAACGCATAAGCCTTATCGCCGAACCTTTTTCCGAACTGGCGATCAAGGCGAGCCTTCGCGCCGCTCCAATGCGTCAGTTCATGCGTGAGGGTCGAGTAGTAGCGTTCGGGTTCGGCATACGCCGCGAAGGGCGGAACCTGCACAAAATCACCTTTCGGCGAATAGAAGGCTTGCGACCCGCCGTGCCTGATGTCGGCGCCAGTCGCGACCGCCCATGCATCGGCCTTGGCGATCCGGGTTTCAGAGGGTTCAACCGTCGCCGGTTCATAGAACGAGGCGGGCAAGCCGTCGATTTGTTCGACGTTGAAAACCGCATAGCCCTTCGCGAACAGGCGGGCCTTGCCATCCTCGCCGCCTTCGTCCGCGTCATCGGCTTGAGCCTTGAACGTCCCCCAATAGACGACGGGCGATGATTTCTCGCCCTTGCGGACGCATCCGCCTAACGCCTTGGCCTGATTGAAGGTCATCCAAGTGTGGTGACGATAGCCCTTCATTTCGGCCGCGCCCCACAAGAGCGCGACGTTCAGGCCGCGATACGCTTCGCCGTTCGCCCGCGTCGGGATGACAGGCAGACCGCAAGCCTTCGCGTTGTGACCGGGCGCCCAAGGGCGGACGCCAGCCTCAAGCATGCCGATGATGGAATCCGTGACGGTTTGGTAGATGTCCGCTTTCATTGATCTAATCCGTTGTTTGCGTTGACGCGGGTATTAGGCTTCGCAGAACAGCCAGCCGTTGACCGACAGGCGGTCGCCGGTCACGTCGCAGATGGCTTCGAAGGTGGAGTCGAGATCGACATCGGCGCGGACCCAGACAGTCAGGTCATAGTGGCCGCCGGTCAGTTCGATCAGGCGAGTGAAGTCGCCGGGCAGTTCGGTAAGCATTGAGGTCAACCTTTGCGTTGAGTCATTCGATACCCCAAACGTGAATCGGCGAATGGTTGTTGTCAACGCAAAAAATGTCGTCAACGAAAAAAGGCAGGGTCTAACCCGCGCAGGGTCGAGGCCCATCGCGCGCGTTTAGATCACGCGCGAGGATCGTCGTTCGATGTGCTGGAGCATTGGGCCTGACGATCAGGCGCGACCCTATGTGCCCTGTCTTACGGGAACGAGGACAAGCAATCTCAAGCGGTTAGCGAGAGGGTAGGGCAGACCGTGCCCGAAACCGTGCCAAGGCATCGCGTCGGAATCAGAAACGAGGCTCCGCGAGCATCGTCTATGTCGTCCCGCGCCGGGCGGCGCCGAGCCAGACGATCCCCAGACGATACCCCCACCGGGGGGCTGACAGTTGCGGAACACGCATATTCCCCACTTCGGATGCGCGACCCAATTTTCAATCTGATCTGGGGACGAGTCCGAGAAGCTGATGACTGCGCTTGATGCGGTGAATGCGAGGTTCGGTCGGGGAACGCTGCGGCCGGGCGGCATACGTCCGAAGACGCCTTGGTCAACGCGGGCGAACAATCGGTCGCCCCGATACACGACGCGGTTCAGCGATCTTATGGAAGTCCGGGCCTGACGTTCGGATTGGTGGTCAAGCTGGACAATCGAGCCAATCTGTTTTAATAACCGACGTTATGGGAAGCTTGCTGGAACGCCTTAAGGCGGGTTCGACCGCCTACAACGTGGAGCCGACCGGCGAGGGCGGCTTCATTCTCGTTCGCGACAATGACCATGCGGAAGAGTTCACGGAGCTTGTCCGCGATCTCATCAACCGGCCTACGGACGAGTTCGTCATCCTGCCGACGACCGACGGCCATATGGGTTATGTGCGGGCTGTGATCCTGCCTCTCTGATTGCCTTTCGAGTCGGGGTTCGTCGTTGGCCGAGTGGAGCCGATGGTTTCAGTTGAGCCGCATGATCTCGGCTGACACATATAGCCTCTCGGGTCCAACCTTTGGGAAAATGGCGAAGCCTCTGTCCTCAACCTCGTAGAGGTGCGCTACCAGCGTATCGAACTCTTCTTCACATTCCGGGCGGGGCTGGATCAGGATCGCGCCTGACACATGCACAACGATGTGAATGTCGCTACCGGCGGCAAGATCATCATATGAAACCATAGCTTCGCAATATGTCGAAGCTGCGGACGCCACACAAGTCACGGTAGTTGCTCCTACTCCTTGCGTGTGAACTCGCGGATCATCGCCACAACGGCTTCGCGTTCGGGTTCGTTCAGCTTCGCCCAGAGTTTCAGAATGGCGCGTTCGGAAGGTGATCGGCCGTTTGGATCAGGGTCGTCGTAAAGGTCCGCGACGCTACATTTGAGAGCGTCGGCGACCTTCAAAAGGGTAGCGGCGGCGACGCGATTGACCCCGCGCTCATACTTCTGAACTTGCTGGAATGTGACGCCGATGGCCTTGCCGAGTTCGGCCTGTGTCATACCGAGTGCTGCTCGCCGATCTCGGATGATACCGCCGATCTGAACATCGATTTCTGTAGCTGTGCCGTGCGCCATGAATGGGAATATATGCGGATTTCCGGCGGGGCGTCGCTGACTAAATATCAGCATGAGAATTTTTTCCCTTCTGACCGGCGGCATCGACCTGCCTAAACTCTCGACTGAAGTCGCCTCGCTGCGTCTCGCTTCCGAGGACACCAACGCGGCTTTGGCTGACCACATCGTGAAGGCCAACGCTCGCATGGCGACCATCGAGCGCGTTCAATCGGACAACACGGCTCAATGCCAAATTCGCATGAACGGTCTGCAAGACCTGATCGCCAGCCGCGCCCTCGCCGAAGATGTCGAGACGCTTCGCATGAAGGTGGACCGGCGTGATGGAGAGTTCCATTCGCGCACGATGGTTCTGTCGAGCGACATCGCGGCCCTGCGCGCCACCGTCGCCGGTCTGTCCGCCAAGGTCGAAGCCCTGACGGCTGCGAAGCTATCGGAGGTGAAGGCCCGCAAGGCTCCGAAGAAATCAGGCTGACCGGCTGGCGCGCTTCAGTTCAAGAATCGAGACCGCTCTCTCGACCTCATGCATTCCGGCGTTTCGATCCTCAACAAGGTCGAGGCGCAGTCGTGTGATGTCGTTGTCCAATTCTTGAAGCGTCTGGCCGGGAGTGTTTGATCGGGCGAGTGCGGCCAGCGCATAGTCGCGGATCGCCTTGATGCGGCGCGGCTCTTTCTGGTCTTCCTCATCCATTTCGGCGCCAGCACGGGCGATGTCGGTCTCAAGGGCCTGACGGTAATGGCGCGCGCTGTCAGCGTCCCACGACCGTCCTTGGAAGGTCATCAGACCGAGTTCGTTCAGGTGCTTGGCGAAAGCCGCGTTGGACAGGTCGCGACGAGGATTTCGGAGCTTTTCGAGAATGGCTTCGCGAAATAGAGCGTTGAGTTCCGGCGAGTTCGGAACAGGTTTTCGTTTGGCGCGGAGGCGCCGAGCCTCTCTCCAATGTTGTTCTAAATCCATGACCGCTCGCCTGAAATACTAATCATAACATGAGTTTGCTTGCTTAATGCGACGTTAACCCGGCCAATTTCGGGAGGGTGAGTTTTAATCTGGTCATACGTCCACTCGAACGGAGACCCGACTTTGACGACCTACTACGAACCCGTGCCCGAAAATCAGTTCGCTTCAGGCTTTAAGCCGAACAGCTACCACCAAGGCATCATCAACCAGATCATTTTCGAGCGTATGGCGGCCATCGCGGCGGTCGCGTTCGACTGGTCCGAAGAGGCCATGATCTATCATCAAAGCTCCGGCTTCGGGATGGGCGATGTTCTCACCGCCTACCGCAATGCGTTCAAGGGTAAGCGCGGATACAGCGTGTCCAAATGGGAAGCCTACAAAGACCCCAACCCTGCCTGTGAGTTCAACACGCGCTTCACCGTGAAGGTTGAGGGCGACGGCTGGTGGACCCGTCTTGTCGTCGTCTCGGTCGTCGAATTCGGTGAGAGCTATGACGACGACGAGGATGAAATTCGTCTGTCTGACCATCTTCAAGCGGTGGCGATCTTCTGCGGCATGAACGCCGACGACGCTGACGCCTTCGGCAAGATGGCCCGGTGGTGGACGACCGTGAACCCTTCGAAAGCGGAGGGCTGAAACATGGAAGCCTACCAGATCACCAGTCCGTTTCACCCGACTGTCGCCACAACGCTTAACCTAATCAAGACGCTGCGGTCGCTCGACCCTTCCAATCCTGATCCCGCGATCTCGAAGCTGGCGAAAGCCGTCTACCCCGAGATTGGAGACGGCGTTTGGAAGACGGTCATCGTCAGCGACGACCGCTTCGACCTCGAAGAACCGTTTCGAGGCGTCACCCGTGCGAAGTTCAACAATGGCGTCGTCACCGTCCACCACGGCTACTTCACGGATTTCATCTTCAAAGGCCCGTGGTTCGAAGTTCGCGTGATCCAGCGGGACTACGGTGAGCATGGACGGTTCAGTGGACCATACGGCGACGCGGACTGGTGCTTCGATATCGAGGTCGTCAGGGGCAAGGACACCGCCCGCTATCTTGATTGGGCCAAGCGCACCGGAACCTTTCTCAAACTTTTTGGAGAACGATGATGGAAGCCCAAGCCCTTGCGGCCAAGATCGCGGTGATCGCGACGCGGCATGACTGCCCGCACACCATCCAAGCCGAACTCCTGAAACTCGTGATCGAAGCGACCACGCGACAAGGCGCGGAGGAAGGTTCGGTTCGGTCGTCCGTCACTCTGGAAATCAAGAACGCCCGTGACAAGGGAATGACGATCAGTGAGGTGGCCGAACTTCTGTCGCTGACGCCCCGTCAGGTCCGTCAGAACTGGCCGCATCGCGCAAGGATGACGGACGACATCATCCTGAAAATCTTTATGCTCTCTGACGAGGGCCGGAAGAATAAGCATGTCGCCGCCGAACTCGGGTTGGCCGACACGACGGTCAGCAAAGTCCTGCACGGCAACCACCCTCTTATTGAGCGGGGAGGAAAGTGATGAAGGACGGCTTCTACGACACGCAGGGCTGGCTGGAGGCCCGCATCAATCTGGCATTTGCCGATGCGACGACTTCCAGCGATCCGACCAGTCCAAACTATCCGTCTCTCATGATCGACAATATCGAGACCGCCCGCCAATGGATGGCCGAGATTGCGAAGGACACGTCGCCATCGACTTTGATCGAGTTCGTGACCGATGATGATGAACTGATCCAAGAGGCTTTTGACTGGCTGAACGCGAATGATCCGCCATCGACCATGCGGACCTTCAATCTCGCCTATCCCCACACGAACCTGCTTTATTTCGTGGTCCGCATCCGCAAGAAGGAGGCCGCTACGCTGTTCAAGATGTTTTTCTCCGAGCGCGTGATCGCTACCTAAATCATCCGCCTTCCGGCGCCGCGCTGTCGTCCAGTTTTATTCAATAGCTGGCCGCTCGCGGTGCCCGCGAAGAAGCGTTTTTCGAACTCGCGATCCAGCTTCTTGCGATGGTCGGCCTCGGCCTGTGCGGCGTCGATAGCCATGTGCTGCTTCCAATAGTCCACCGCCAAGGCCAGCACGTCGATCCGGTCATCGTGCTTCAAGGCGCCGCGCTGGGCGGTCATGTGGGTCATCTGGAAAACGCCCGATTTGATCCGGTCGGCGACGGCGAGGTCCAGTTTCAGAACCTCTCGGTCGATGACCAGACGGTGTTGCTTCATCACCGGCTCAAGGGCGCCGACGATGCGCCGCTCTTTCATGCCGTGGACCTTCACGCCCTCGATGCCGCACCGCCATTTCGAGGTGTGCTTGGCGAGCAGGACGGGGGTCAGCAGTCGGCGGAACATGCCGTCCGAGAAGTTGTCCTCCACGATGACGGCGCGGACCTCTTGTTCGGCCGCGATGGTCGCAAGCTTGGACAGGGTTTCGGGCGAGCCGCCGTCACCGGCGACGCCGCCCCACTTGGTGACGAAGACCTTGCCGTTGAGGAACTTGGTGACGACGAACGCCGTCTCGTCCGCACCCGTGCCCGAAGGGTCGATGTGCATGACGCTGCCAGTGTAGTCGGCCCAATGTTCGCTGACGTTGAAGGGTGAGAAGAACCTGTCGCCGGTGAAGCCGACATTCGGAAGCATCACGTCCTTGATCTGCTTATCGTCGGCGGACGTGTAGGAGAGTGCGACCGGCGCCCGACTCTTATCGACGTTCATGACGATCAGGTCGGAGGTCTTGAGCGGGAACCGCTCGGCGTCGGACAGGCTCGTGTCCAACATCATCTGCAACATGAACTCGGCCGCCGTGCCGTCCATCTCGCTTTCGAGCAGCTTGGCGTCGGTGAAGCGGTCAGGGTCGGTCGGGGCGCCGCCCAGAAGCGACAGGCCCGTGGGATCACAGAGCGTCCCGCACTTTTCGATGTCCGCCCGGAGCAGCGGCGCGAGGGTGTCGCCGTAGTTCGGAAGCTTGGATTTCAGAGGGTAGCGCGCGGGCCAGACACGGATGTCGTAGCCGCGTTTGGGAAGGTCATTGTAGATGCTCTCCTCGGTCTGCGGCGTCCCGAGGTAGATGATCTCGGAGGTGTCGAGCGGCTTGATGATCTTGCCGAATTCGGACGTGGCGTGTCGCAGCTTGTCGCGTTGATCTTCGGTCGCGGAGTTGCGCTGGTTTTCAACGTCGTCGCCGATCAGGATGTCGGCACGGTTGCCCGCCAGTTGTCCGGTGATCCCGAGGCATTTGACCGAGGGCTGCTTGTTCGACTTGGCCGGGCCGACATCGAACGCCAGCGTCGAGGATCGCTGGTCCCGGCCGGGGCGCAGTTCGGCCCATAGCTGGTCGCCCGCCTCGTGGAAGATGATCGACTTGATGAGGTTGGCGTTGTCTGCGGCGCCGCTTTCACCGGCCGAGACGATCAGGACGGTTTTCTGCGGATCGCGCCACAGACACCAGACGACATAGGCGCAGGTGATGAAGGACTTGCCGATCCCGCGAAGGGCCTCGATGGCGCGGCGGGTCGGGCCGCTTTCGAGGTAGCGAGCGATGTCCTCTTGAATGCGGGTCGGCTTGGGGAGGCCGAGGACGTATCGCCAGACGTAGCGGACGAAGTTGATGAAGGATCGCTGGAGCTTTTCGCGGGGCGTTTCGGGGCGTTGTTTCAATCAGTCATGGCATGACCCAACCGCCCGCCGGTGAAGGCGAGCGGTCGGTCTGCGAGGGGCTTGGGTTATTGCGGCGTCATCCCCGACAGCACCTCGTCGTCGAGGTCGAGGTCTGCGAGTTTCGCCGTGAGATCGTCGAGGCGCGGCGATGTCGCCGAGGCTGCGACGCCGTTGTCCTTGAGGAACTTGATGGCTTGGGCGATCAGTTGAGGCGAGATCGCCTTGCTGGGGTCGCTTGGGTTCTCTTCGGCGCGGATGGAGGCGCGGGAGAGTTCGTTCGACAGCAGGAGGGCGACGACGGCATGAAGCTGGTCCATCGCCTTTTCAGAAGCGCGGTTGCTCATGACTTGAAGAGGTCCACGAGGAAGCCCGCCAGACCGCCGAGCGCGGCGGCGACGCCCATGAGCCAGAACTTCGCGTTTTCGAGTGCGCGCGTCCGGGTTTCGAGCGTGTCGTGCCGACCCTGCAAGGTCTCCATGAACCTGATGTAGGTGGCAAGCTGGCCTTTGATTTCTCCGAGGATCAGCACCAAGGCTGGGTCGGAGTTCGATGTATTGTGAGTGGGGTCCATTAGACCTTTCGATTGTTGGTTTGAGGGTTAGATCGCGTCGCCAGCGGTGTAGGTGAAGTCGAGCGAGACATCGTAGGTGCGACCGCCTACGACGACGGAGCAGAAGGCGTTGCCGTTCTGTTGATAGGTGAAGCCGTTGGTGTTGTAGGTCGGCCCGGTGAAGACGGCGGTTGAAGCGGTCCCGTAGACATCGTTTCCCCACGAATAGGACGAGGGAGCAAGGGAGGGATTGACCGAAATTCCGAAGGTGATCCGGTCGTATCGCTGACCATTCCACCCGGCTCCGACCTGAACCTGTTCGCTGGATTGGACGACGACACGGACTGTTCGGGCCGATTTTCCATGGAGGTCGTTGGGAAGGGTGATCGACCCAGACTGGATGCCAGCCAAGTCGCGCACCCGCTGATCGAGCAGCGAGAGTTCGCCGGTGATCCCGAGTTCGTTCTTGATGTCGTCGATGCTGATCGAGCCGGAGGTTGGGAGGGCCATCAGACCCTCCCTTCCAGAACCGCCACGCGAGCGTTCGTCTCCTTCAAAGCCTCGACGAGCAAGGCCACGACGGGACCGTATTCGACACCCTTCATACCGTCCGCGTCTTCGGTCACGAGGGCCGGAAGGACGGTTTCGAAGTCTTGGGCGACGAAGCCCATGCCCGCCGATCCGCTGCGCTTCCAGTCGAAGGTCACGCCCGTCAGGGCCTCGACCTTCTGGGTAGCGTCGGTGATCGGAGCGATGTTCGTCTTAAGGCGCCTATCGGATTCACCGACGACGGTGTTGGCGCGGACCTGTGCCGAGCAATAGAAGCTCTTGCCGTTATAGACGCGAACCCAATCGTTGTCGGACATATGGAAGCCGCCGCCGTGGTTCTCCCAATAGATGCCGTTGCCGGAGCCTCGAACACGGAACCAACAGTTGTTGCCGCCGTAGATTTGACCCCCGAAGTAGGCGTCATTGTTGTCGAGGTTGATTTCCAAAGGCCATCCACTGCCGGTGCTTTCCCAGCCCGTCGAGTTCGTGCCTGATCCTCGGAGGACATAGAATCGATTGCTGTTGACGTGGATCATCGCCGAGCGGTGATCGCTGTCTTGGAAGGTGATCGTCGGGGCGTTGGATCGGATGTAGACACCCCCATCCACGTCGCAGTTGCCGATGGCGTTGATGCCGTATTCGTGGATTTTCAGCTTCGTGACCTTGGCTTTTTGAAGCCAAAGTTCGTTGCCGTCCGACGAGATGCGGTTCACCCCAAGATTACCGAGGTTGGATTTGTCGCCTTGGGTGCCAATGTAAATCCAAGCATCAGAACCCATCCACAGGGAGCGGGCGCATACGTTTTTCCAGTGGAAGGTCAGGGCCGGAGCATAGGCATGGCCGGATTGGGTATTTCCGACGTTCTGAACTTCTTGGATTTCCATCCCGCCGTTCCAGACATCGTTCGTTGCGGTCTGTGAATAGGCGTGAAGACGGCCTGTGAGAGTGGTTCCTCCGTCACCGTTCCGGCGGACAATCGTGTATGGCCCTCCGTCCCAATTAGCGGCGTTCCAGCTAATCTTGTCGTCAGGGTTGAAGTTCCATCCAGTGTAAACGGGCCGCCCACGCCAGCTAAAGCCGCCGTTGTAGTCGAGGATCAGATCGGAGCGGTCGTTGGTATTGCCATTCTTGAAGACAGAAACGGTATAGTTCGTGTTGTCGTTCGAACCGCTGACGAAGGTGTGCGCCCCGACCACGCCGCCAGAAGCCTGTCGGCGGTATTCGAGAACCGTGTAGCCCGTCTCGCCGCGATCCCAGAGGCGGGTATAGCTTGGCAAATGCGTGTCGCCGTAGGCGTGAAGCTCCTTCTGTGTCGTCAGGTGACGGTCAAGGTAGATGTCGCCCGACGCCAGCGACATGCGTAGAGGTCGCAAGCCGTTGAACTCACCGTCTGCATCGTTCTGGTTGGTCAGCAGCCAGTAGTAGTTGTCGGCGTCCATATGGTGCAGCAGACCGTAATTCACCGCCGAACCCGCATTCGTTTTCAGGCGAATTTGGCGACCGCCATTGGCGAAAACTTGGGCCGACTGGAACTCGTTGTAGCCGTTCCTGACCGCCGGGTTTCCGAGGTTCGAACTGTCCCATGGCGTGGCGCCCGCGAAGGTGGGGCGACGGTTCATGGTGATGGTCTTCCAGCCATCCAACTTAAGGTTCGATGTCTCGTTGCCATCGACGCCGTAGAGCAGCATATCGCCCGGACGAGCCGGATGGTTCTTGCCGTGCAGGACGATGACGGCACCAGTGTCGGTCCAGCCTTGCCCCCCTGCGATGACCCATGCCGCAGAGTTGCTGTCCCGTCGAAGATACGGGTCTGCGCCGGTCATGGTCAGACTATCTTTGACGGTGATCCCGCCATTGAACGTCTGTCCGCCGTTCCACGAGTTTCCGCCGGTAAGGCTGCTCTTGGCGTTCAATGCAGCCTGTAGGCCGCTGACGTTGGCGATGTCGGTCGGGAAGATCGTCGGGCGATCAGTAATGGTAGTCCACGCATGGACGTGGCCGGTCAGGGCGCGAGCGTCGAGAGCCGCCTGAAGGTTCGCAACATCGGCGATGCCATGGCCGTGGCCCGTGTTCGATTTGCCGTCCAAGGCTGATTGCAGCCCCGCGACGTTGACGATGTTCGAGGGGAAGAACGACGGCTTGTCCGCGATGACAGACCAAACCGGCGTCACGTCGCCTTGCTCGATGTAGTTGGCTTCGACGTTCTTGGCGCCCGATCCGCTGTAGACCCAGCGGCGACCGTCCATGGTCGCGACCAGCGTTCCGGGTCGGATGCCGTTCTGTTGCGCGGTCGTCAGGTTGGCGATGCCGCCAGTCGAGACGACGGGTGTCTGACCGACGAGAACCGGGATGCGCGCCGGGTCGATCATGCCTTCGAGGCGAGATGAGGCGAGCGTGTCCGATTTCTTGTCGAACAGGTTCGGATCGAACGTCGCGGCCAAGGCTGCTGACGCTGCTGCATCCAGAGCGTCTTGAGCGACGAGGGCGGTGTTGTCGGCGACCTCACCGGCAAGCTGCTCCACGATCTCGCGATCTTCCGATGTGGACTGCCCGGAGCTTTGAGCGAGTTCGGCCCAATAGCGCGCGTTGGCCTCATGGGTGCCAGCGTGATTGCGATGTTCCTGCGCGAGGTTTCTCGCATCGACCGCCGCGCCGCGAGCCGCTTCCGAAAGGATGCGCTGGGCGTCTGCCCGGTCGGCGTGACCTTGCGCCAGATCGCGCGCGAGTTCGGCCGCGACCTTGGCGACGGAGGCTTGTGCCGCCGGGCCGGAGGTCATGTCGCTGAACGATGCGGGCGATGGAACGAGGATTTCGTGACCGCTCAAATCCACGAAGGGATAGCGGCCGTCATTGTTGGGTCCACCCGTGGCGGACCCGCCCAGCCAAGCAGCGAGATTCGAGTTCTGCTGCTTCGTCTTATCAAGGAGGACTTGGACTTGCTGGGCGAGAGTGGTGATCGTCAGCCCGCTCATTCGACCTTACTCCTTTTCAGGAGCCGCTTCGGTGTCGGTCGGAGCCGGTTTATCGACGGCTTCCTGTGCGACGGTGAAGCCGAGTTGGGCGCCTTGAAGCGCGGCGCGAACGGCGGTCAGTTGGGCGTTGGTCGTCTCAAGTTGTTCGAGAAGGCGAGCCTTCGCGGTCAGCAGACCGGCTTCTTGAGTGACGAGGTTCTGATACTGCTCCGCAGCGGTTGGGGTCTGGGACATGCGTCTCCTGAATATGTTGAAGGGGTAGTGATATTTAGCCGTGAGACCGGCCCGTTAAGGCCGGTCTCTTGGTCAGGTCATGATGGGTTGGTCGGTGTAGCCGCCGCCGCCGGGGTCGGGGTCGTAGCCGCCGCCACCGCCGCCGCCGCCTCCCGATGATCCGCCACCTGATCCGACTCCGCCGCCGGAGCCAGTGCCGCCGCCGAGGGATGCGGTGTTGTTCTTCATCTCCGTGACCTTGCCGTAGCGAGCGGTCACAGTCTGGGTGGACATGCCGGAACTGAAGTAGATTTGGACGTAGTAGTGCCAGTTTCCAGCTTCGCCCGGACGGTCGAGATACTTCATGGGGAGCGCGCCCTGCCATGTGTCGTTCGACATGCCGGAGCCATTGAGTTGAACGGTCTGGATGACGGTCCCGCCTTCGGTCCCGCGAGACCGGACAAGCTGGACGACGGCCACGAATGACCCGCTCGCATTGTGGGTGAATGTCCCATAGGCGTTGAAGTCGATGTCGATTGGGCTGTCTGCCTTTTCGACCCCGATCCAGACGCCGTGAATGCGGGTCGGCGTGGTGTTGTTGAGCGTGATCGTGGCCGCGTTGTAGGCGGCTTCGGTGTTGCTGACGGTGTTGTTGACCAGTCGGGTGTGATTGATCGAGCCGGTGACGAGAAGGTCGCCGTAGATTTCGACGTTCGAGTTGAAGCGAACCCGGCCGTTGACCAACGACATGATCTTGACCGGCGTCCCCCCGCCCGGAGCCACGAAGGACATCTCGTCAGCGACGAAAGCCAGTGATCCGAACGAACCGTTGTTGTTCGCTGTGATCCCGGTGATGTGGCCGTTGGAGTTGAGAGCGATGCTCCACCGGGCGTTCAGGCCGTTCGTCACCTGCGTCAGGGTGGTGATCGACGCAGTGTTGCCGCCCACCGTGTTCTGCACGGTCTGAAGCGTCTGGGAGAGCGCGTTGTCACCGTTGATCCGTGCGGTGCGTTCATCGACCACGGAAGCCGAGACATTGCCGATGGAGGTGTCGATGCCAGACAGGCGAGTGCCGAGCGTCCAGCCCGGCCCGACTTCGACCCGGTTGAGGTCCAGCGTGAAGACGGACTGATTGTTGCGGAAGGCGCCAAGGACGGCGAACTGTTGGGCGATAGCCCCGTCTGCGGTTGCCCGAGCCGTGGCCTCGTTTTGAATGGCCGTCGAGTTCTGACCGACCTGAACGGCCAGCGATTGACGAGCTTGAGCTTCCGCCTGATCGGCCGCAACGCGAGCGTTCGTTTCGGTCAGGACCGCCGCTGCGATGTCACCGGCGATCTTCGTCGCCAAAGCCGTTCGCTGCGCCGCTTCTGCGGACACCGCATTGGTCCGGGCCGTGACTTCGGTCGCGATGGCGGCGGTGTTGTCGTCAGTCTTCGCTCCGACGCTATCAATGCGTTGGGACAGAGATTGGTCTTGGCTGGCCCGCGTGGTCGCCTCGCTCGTGACGAGGGCCTGTGCGTTGGTCCCGGCCGTCGCCACCATCTGGTTCAGGCGTTGGGTGAAGGACTCCGTGGGGCCGACGAGAACCTTGTTCAGGTCAAGCAGGAAGGCGGTGTTGTTGGCGTTCTTGGCGCCCAGCAGCGACAGGGTTTGGGCCAGTGCGCCATCGGCGTTCGACCGTGCGATTTGCTCGGCCGTGATGCTTGAATCAAAGCCGTTCGCCCGCGCGGTGAGAACATCGATCTTGGCAGCTTCCGCCGAGATCGCGGTCGCCCTCGTCGTCGATTCCGTGATGATCTTGGCGGCGTTGTCGTCGGCCTTGGCGGTGATCGCCGACAGGCGTTGTGCAAGGCTCTCTGTGCCGGAGACCCGGACGGTGTTGAGGTCCAGCACGAAGGCGTTGTTCGCGCCGTTCCTTGCCCCGATGAGAGCGAGGGTCGATGCCAGAGCGGTATCGCCAGCGACGCGCTCTTGCGCCTCGTTCTGGATGACCGTGGCAATCCCTGTCCCGTCCTCAAAGTTGACGAGCGAGTCCACCAGATCGGTGATCGTATCGACGCGAAGTTCGAGGCTGTCGGTGCGGGCCGTCGTGTTCGCCACGATCCCGTCGAGGGTGTCGGTTCGGAATGCCTGATCGGTAAGCTGGAACGCCTGTTCGAGGATGCGCTCGGCCGAAAGGTCGATGCTGGCGAGGGCGTCGCGGAAACGGTCAAGGAGATCGTCGCCCAACTCCGAGACTCGGAGCAGTTCGTCCATGATCGCGTCGGGCGTGGTGACGACGCCGAGGTGATCCCCGAGCCTGACCATCGCGCGGTCAAGGCTGTCGTTCAGGAAGTCGTCTTGCTCTTGGAGCCGATAGAGAAGCTGTTGAACCGCGCGGTTCAGTTCCTCTTTCGTCAGGGTGGCGCCGTTCTGGAACTCGACGGCTGCGGCCGAGATCGGCGTGACGCGGCTGATCTTGAGGATGCTGTTCGTGATCGCCGGGTAGGTCAGCCGAATGCGGCTATCGGAGACCCATTCGAAGAACGGCGCGGAGCCGTTGAGCGTGACCTTGATGTGGGTCTTGTCGAGGTAGGGAATAGCGAGGTCGAACTCGCGCTGGCCTTCCCCGACGTTGTAGATGACGCGGGTTTGGTAGCTCATTGATCCTTTCGTTGAGCCACGCCGAAAGGCCCGGCCGCTGAAAGCGACCGGGCTGATCCGGGTGGATTCTATTGGGTGTTTTAGTCGGCGCCGAAGCTCATGATGTTCGCGAGAGCATCCTCCGAGACGCCGTAGGACCGGGCCTTGTTCTCGATCCGGTATGGCTCCCAACCCTTCTTCTCGCCCATGTCCTGCGCCTGTGCGGCGCCGGTGCGGTCGAGCATCGGGTCCATGTCGGGATAGTCGCCGCGCTTGATCGCCGCCGTCGCCAGTCGGCGGTAGCGGGACACGGTGTCCTTGATGGATTGGGCGCGTCGCGGGTCGCTGTAGCTGGCGTAGTCCTCGCTGTTCACGAGTTCAGCCAAGGCTTCATGCATGTTCAGGCCGGTGGACGGATCGCGCCACTCCTGACCTTGGATCGCCAGAACGCGGGCATGTTCTTTCGGCGTGATCTTCTGGCCGTTGAAGCGAGCGGCGGGGCGGGTCGCCATCAGCAGGTCGGGATCGTTCTGGGCGAGAGCCGAGATTTCCAGACGCACCATGTCATCCTCCCGTTCCGACACGCGGAGCGGTTGGACCAGAGCTTCGATGAAGCCGCCGTCCTTGTCCTTGCGGACGATGGGAAGGCCGAGCCAGTCCCGACGTTCGGGCAGACTGTCCGACAACATCGGAATGTTGCGGGCGAAGTAGTCGAGGAATTCCGACGCCTCGCGCATTACCGGGTCTTGAGCCTGTGCCGTGTTGCGGACGATGGCCGGGACAAGGGAGTCGCCCAGCTTCTTGAACGCGGCCTTTGTGATCGCCTCGCCGCGAGAGGATTCCGTGTTGGAGAACGACGGGTCCAGCAGGTCGAAGAAATCCCCGACGCCTTGCAGTGCGGCCTTGTTGACGATGTTGTTCATGATCGCGCCCATGACCCCGCCCGCCAAAGCGGTCGATTGGTCGTCGGCGAGATCGCGGTCACGCATGGTCTGGTAGAGGTCGGCCGTAATGCCGATCATTTCCGCGACCGGCGACAGGGTGCTGTATTGATACCAGCGGCCCCCGAGGCGGATCGAATAGGATTTGATGCCGTCCTGTTCTTCGGCCGGGCTGCGCTTGCCGACGAGATCGCCGTTGGCGAACAACATGGCGGCGGTCCCCATGAGGGCCATGCCGCTGACCATCCGAGCCATCACGATGTCGGCTTCCGCGCCTCCGCGTGACAGGGCTTTCTCCTGTCCATCAAGGGCAGCGAAGTAGGTCTTGAACGCCGCCCGGTTCTCTTTCGTGATCCATGCCAGAGCCGGGTTGCGGTCCACCATACCGGCGCGCACCAGATTGAGCGGAGTGCGGAGGAACGGGACGTAGAGTGCCTTCACGATTGGGATGTATTTCATCGCCTTCTCGAAAGCCTCGACGGCAGGGCCGGTCTTTTGGAAGGCCATCAGCCGCGCATAGTCGTTCGCCATTTCATGCAAATCGACAGACGCCAGAACGTCGGCGGCGTCCTCAAGACGAGTGTCGCCAGCGTAGGATTTGGCCGGGTCATAGTCTGCGCCGACTGCCTCGAACTCGTTCTTCGCCCGCACGAAAGCTTCTGCGGTCGGCCGCTGCGTCACGGCGTCGAGGGTCTTGGCATAGACGCGATCCGCTTCCTTGCCGCGCAGTCGGGCCGAACGATAGGACGCTTCGCGAGCGGCCAGTGCGTTGATCTGCATCCGGCGCGTCATGACCTTGGTGAACTCGTCCATCCCGAGGGACGGTCGAATGCCAAGGGTGCGAAGGGTTCCGAACAGCCCGGTCATCGCCATGTCGGGGATGACCATGAGGCCGCCCTTCTTCCATTTTGCCGCCCGCTCCGCATTGAACTCGAACGGCTGGGCCATGGCGTAGCGACCGACGCTCGTTTCGATGTCCGTCTGGGGCGCCGCGTGGACGAAGGCTTTGAACCCGGCCTTCGTCGCATCGACGAATGACTGGTGGATGCCGAAGAGGTAGGCGTTGGCTTCACGGAAGGTCACGCCTTCGGCCGAAGTGCGTTTCCCCCCGAGGCCACGACGGAGCGGGCTGGTGATGCCCGCCGCGATGTAGCGTTCGCCGACTGTCATGCTCGCGTGAAGGACGGAGCCGACTGCGTTGCGGACAGCGGTAGCGGGCGTCGTCAGATAGCCAGCCACGATGTAGTAAGACAGGTAGTCGCCGAACCCCATGTGACGCCCTTTGCGGAGTTCGTCTTTGAGGGCGCGTTCGCCGCCGGAACCGTAGGCTTCGCGCAGTTTCTTGAGAGCTTCGGCCAGCGACTTCGGGTCCAGATCGCCCGTGCCGAGCGCGTCGGCCATGAGGTCCATCTGACCTTGAATGTCGTTGAGGATGCGGGTCCGCTGCTTCGCCATCTTCATGATGTTGAGCGCGCGACCGATCTCGGATTTGGCGCCCGCCGCCATGGCGTCGAACATCACGGTCGCTTGCAGTTGGGCCGCCACGTCGCCGATCAGGCCGGAGTTGATGTCCCCGCCGTTCAGCGATTTCTCCAGCGCGGCCATCTTGGTCACAAGATGGTCAGTGTGCTGGATCGAAATTGTCTCCAAAGCGTGCATCTTGGCCGCAATGCCGTTGTCGCCGGTGATGTCGCTGTGTGCTTTCACCACGTCGGAAACGGTCACGCCGAACGCGGCCTGACGGTCGCGAACGGATTTCCAAGTCTGCTTGGCGTCTCCGGCCGCGTCGTAGAGCGGCTTGAAAATCTGGGCCATCACGCCGACGATTTCTTCGAATTTCTCCGGCTCGTTGGCCAGCTTGTCGAAGTCGAAAATCTCTTGGTTCCAGTGCGGCGACGGGTCGTCCGTGATGTTCACGTCTTCCTTGCCAGCCCACCTCACAAACCGTTCGACCTGATCCGGCTTGATGAAAGCCTTGAGGCGGTCGAGGTGTTCGGTCACGGCCTTGAGCCGTTCGGGCGACATGCCCTTCGTCCATTCCGGTTTGATGTCCGGGCCAGCGTCGGCGCCGTCTACACGAGGTCCGTCCATGCGTTCAGCACGGGGCGCCTCGACGCGCATCGGCAGGGCCGAGACCGGACCCTGTTGGGTCGGTCGGAAGGTCCAGTCATCCCGCGTCAAAGCCGGGAGCGAGATCGCATCGGCCGTGTCCAGTTCGTCGCGGAAGGTCTGCGACAGGTTCACAGGTTCGGAGCGAAGGTCGGCGTCGATGCGAGCGCGGACGTTTCCACGTCCCTTCAGCAAGGCTCCGGCGCCTTCAAAGGCGCCCGTGAAGGCCGCGCCAGCACCGGCCGACAGGACGGTTTGCAGAACATCGTAGCGATCTTGCGTCAGGCCCGTGGCGTCTGTCTGGGCGAGCAGGTCCACGGCGCCCGCGACAGTGGCCTGAACCGCGATCTTGGCTCCGATGGATGTGCCGCCCGTGATGTAGGAGGTGGGGTCAAGAGCCGCACCGCCGAGGGTGCCGAGCAGAGCGGCGCCGCCGTGGAGCGTCTTGCCGACAATGCCGCCTTCAGCTTGCCAAAACGGATCGTCACGGGAGGCTTGAGCGAACTCCTGACGACGGGCGCGCTCACGGCTGACCCAATCGTCAGCGGCCTCGCGAGTGTCCTGCGTGTTTTGGGTCATGTCGGTCAGGACGCCACCCGAGTTGTAGAGGCGAGACACGAGGCGGATCGGGTTGAGCGTGAAGCGGTCGTTGACCTTCAACGCCGCTTTGTGATCGCCGCGCTGGGCGGCCTCGATGTAGTCGGCGGTGTCATCCAGACCCGCTCGCCAGCCCTCGGCGATGAAGCCGGTGTTCACGGTGTTGGAGAACACGTCGCCGAGGCGTTCGCCGAGGCTGCGCTTATCCTTGGGAGCCGAGAGGGAAACAGCCGCCGAGCGGCGGCTGTTGGTCTGTTCTGCGGACGTGCCGTAGTGGCGTTGAATGAAGGCGCGACGGACGTGTTCGGGGGTGCCGTCCTCGAACTCGAAAACGTGCCCGTCAGGGCCGGTGAAGCGGGTGGATGCCATTAGTCTCCTTGGATGATGTTTCCATTCCTATCGACGCGCGTGACACCGCCCGCGCGGGCGGTCTGGGTGGAGCCGGGAGCGCGGGTCGCGCCGGGGGCGCGGGTGTTGCCATCGGCCGTAGCCGTCGAGCGTCGTGTGAATCGGGGTGTGTATTCGGCAATGATCTCGTCGGCCGCCGCCATCGGGGCCATGCCTCCGGCGACACGGCGTTCCCATTCGATCAGAGCGTCCGCTCCGAGACGGCGGCGATCAGGTGGAGGGGCTTCGCCAACCAGTTCGCCGAGGGCCGAACCGACATATGATCGGGCGACCGTCGCTGTGCGTCGTTCCTCCGGCGGGATGCTGGCCGACTGACGTGAGCCAGCCGCCACACGTTCCTTGACCGCCAAATAGGCGCGGGTCGCATTGCGGCCGGTCCCAAAACGTCCCGCGTTATAGTCGCGGTCAGCTTGGGCGCCGATGCTGGCGTAGTTGGGTTCGGCAACCGCGAAGCGGCTGGCGTAGTTGAGGGTCAAATCCTCGTTTGCCTCGCCGTCCGCAACATCGTTGCGGAGGCTGCGGAAGGCGCCGCGCATGGTCATGGCTTCGCCCGGTTCGAGAACGCCGTTGGCCGCTGCGGTCTGGATCGCCTCGTCCACGTTCTCGCCGCGAAGCGAGCGGTTGTAGAGGTCGATGGTCAGATCGTCCTTGGCCTCGACACGCGCCTTTTCGGTGCGACGTTCGGTGTCGGCCTCGACGCCCTCAATCGCATTTAGGACGCGGATTTGCTGGGCCGGGGTCAGGACCGACGCGCCGGGTGCGCGAGCGCGCCGTTGTGCCGGGGTGTCTGCATCCGCCATTTCCACGGCCGGAGCCGAGGGATCAGGCGTCGCATTTTGTGCTGGCTGGCCGACGATGGAGCGAGGGTCGATGCGTCGGCCCTGTGCGTCGCGAGCCGAGAAGTGAAGGTGCGGGCCGGTCGAGTTCCCGGTGTTGCCGGAAGCGGCGAAGGCCGTGCCCTGCGTGACGCGATCTCCCGCCTTGACGTTGATGCTGTCGAGGTGGGCGTAGCCTGTGACACGTCCGTCTGCGTGACGGATCAGGACGGTGTTGCCGCCACGACCGCGCGGGCCAGCGAACTCAACTACGCCATCCGCCGGTGCGACGACCGGCGTCCCAATCGGAACCGCGATGTCGATGCCGCCGTGATCGGTAGAAGCCCCGCGAAGGGGTGCGCGTCGGGCGCCCAAGCCGGATGTGACACGGCCTTCAAGTGGCATGATGTAGGTCGATGCCGGGGCGGCGGAAGCAGCCGGTGCGGGTGCGGGTTCGGCCGTGACGGACGGCAATGGACTGCCTTCGATCACTGCGCTGTTCGCGTCGGCGCGGGCCACTTCGATCTCGGCCGCGACATCCTCCGGGCGGCGCGTGTCGAGCAGCGAGTAAAGGCCGGTTAGATCGCCGGTCTGGGTGGCGTAGGCCACGACCGCGTTGACGACCTCTTCCTGCACGGCGACGCCATCAAGGCCAGCCTCTTTGAGCCGCCCGACTGTGCCGAGCAGGTCGATGCCTTCACCCCGGCCGAGTGCGGCTTGCACTTCGCCCGTGGTCATATCCAGCATTTCGCGGTCGGTGCGCTCTTGCAGGACGCCGGAAGCGCGAGCGTTCACGTCATTCGACCAACGCTGCATCCGCTGTCCGACTTGGAGGCGGACTTCGGGGCTTTCGAACAGGTCGGAGACCTCGCCGATGAAGGTCGATGATCGCTCCTGCATGTAGGTTTCGATCTCTTCGACGGTCGCCCCGCTCTGGATCAGATCGTCCAGACCTTGGGTCGTCTCCGTCTCGAACTTCGTCTGTCGGTTCGAGGCCGTCACGCTGTAGTAGGCGCGTTGGTAGGCGGTGGCCTCGGCCTTGGCCGGGTCCATTTCGACGCCGCCCAAGGCGTCGGTCATGCCCTGTGCGTATTCGCCTTCCGCTCGCTTCGCCGTCTGGGCGATGTCGTTTCTAAAATAGGCTTCGGCCGTGTCTTGGGCCTGACCGAAGAACCGGCGAAGTTCGTCAAGATTGTTGCCCCGCTGTGCGTCGCGCATCGAGGCGTTGACGCGAACCGGGTCAACCCGATCTTCGCGGCGGGTGGGGAGGATCGCATCGCGGTTGTTGGTGATGCGGTCTTGCGTCGTGCGACGCTGGGATTGTCTGGAAAGGTCGGCCATGGATCAGTTCGGCCCCTTGGCTGCTGCGCTCTGCTGAAGCTGGATGCTCTTGCCGCCGTAGTATCCTTGGGCGCCCGCCGTAGCGATGCGGAGACCCGCGCCGAGGATGGTCGGCGACTGGATGCGGCTGGACATGGAGTTGGCTTCTGCGGCGGCTGCGCGCTGCTGGGACTCTGCGTTGAGGTTTGTGCGTTCGGCGGAAAGTTGGTTCTGCATGAGGCTGTCCTTCAGGAGAGCTTCGACGCTTCCACCGATATTTAGACCGGCTTCACCGGCGGCGACCTTGATGCGGGCCTGCTCCTTGCGAGCGACGCGCTGACGCTCGTTCAGTTCGGCGGTCTGGGCGACCCGAATTTCCTGCTGGGTGGTGGCAAGCTGGGCGTCGATAGCCTTCTGCTGCGCCTTGGCGGACTGCATTTGACCGATGGTCTCGGTCGCGGCCCCGACGACGGCGATGGTCGTCATGATAGTCACGGGATCACAGATGGATTGGTCCCTCCTGAATGCTGCTGATGAGGTAGAATGGGCGGCTCTCGCGGCCATGGGTCAGATCGACGTCCTCGATCTCGAACCCGGCCCGAAAGAGCCAGAAAATGCTCATGCTGTTGCGAGCATCGACGTGATTGAAGAGACGCGGCCAACGCCCGTGCCAGCGTTTGATCACGGCATAGGTCTCGCGACCGATGGCGATCTTTGCTCTGGGCCTCTCCATGCCGGGCGTCCCGAGCATCCACACGATGCCTGAACCGGCTTCGTCCGAAGGCCCGACGCCGTAGACAGCGATGGCCTCGCCGTCGTCGGTGATGACCCAAGCGTCCAAGCTGTTCATGACCGACATGGTGAGGACCAGAAGAGGGTCTGGATCGCCGATGGTCAGGAGCGGATTGGTCGCTTTGATCTCGTCGTAGTCGGCGGGCCGAAGGTTGTTCGCAATGGCGTCGAGCCAGTCGTGAATCTGTTCGCCCGAGACATCGGCGAGGTCGTGGAATTCGATCATGGGGAAAGGGCCTGACCGCCCGTAAGCGGTCAGGTTCTGGAACGGTTGTAGTAGTTAGCTTCCCACTCGGCCGCGACGAATGTCGAGGCGGCGTAGGTGTCGTTCACGATGCGGATGCGGGTCGCCGTGTTCTGGCCGTAGACCTGAAAGCGGTGTGAGCCGGTCGCATAGGCTGGCGTGTTCAGACGGAAGCTGGCGGCGCCCACGGTCTTGCCGGTGAACTGCGAGAGTTTGGACGGCAGGATTTCCTCGACATTCGGATTGACGCCATAGGGCGCGACCGATGTCTTGAAGTAGGCGGTGTCCACGAAGTTCAGGGTGAAGGTGCGAAGCGTGGTTCGGCCGGTCGTGATGGCCTCTCCGCGCTGGGTCCGCATGTATTGGGTCGAGAACTCGAACGCGAACTCGTAGCCTTCCCCGACGACGACAGGCCCGGCGATCTCGCTGGCCGGAACCTCGACGATGTTATCCGTGATCCAGATGTAGGTCGAGGGGTCGATCAGCGTCTCGGGGCGGCCCGCGAAGGCGTTGCCTCGAACCATCTGGAATCGGGCTTTCACCGGCCGATAGGGCAAGATGAACTGCGTCGTGTTCGGCGTGGCCTGATAGGTTCCGGTCACGGTCGCCCGACGATCCAGATGGATTTGATGGGTCGCCTGCACCGGGCGCGAGCCAGCGGTCAGGTTGACCCTCTCCAACCATAGGCCATCGTTTCGCTGAATCGTGAGGTAAAGCGTTCCCTTGAGGTAGGCGCCAGAGACGATCCGGGCGCCGGGTCCGAAGTCCCATTCATGCCACGCGGACTGAAGCTTCTCGTCGGACGAGGCCCAATAGAAGTTGTAGCAGTAGGCCTTGCTCGGGGCGCCGTTCGTCAGGATGAACAGAGCCGACAGGTCATCGGCCGGGATCAGCGCGTGGACGCCCGCCGGGATGTAGCGGTCGCAGTGCGCCGTCACGTCCGAAGCCGTGGTCGTGTCCGCCCCGGCGAGCCGGGTGTATTCCATGACCTTGGCGAAGCCGCTGTTCTCGACCGCGAAGTAGATTTCGGAGCCGAGCGAGGCGAGGCCAGCGACGGTGTTGACGGTGTAGTTTGTCGTCGGCCGGATCGCGAGGGACGAGGCGTTCAAGCCGAGTTCGCCGTGCGAGAGGCTGAACTGCGTTTGGTCGGACGTGAGCAGGATGCCGTCATTGTGTGTGGTCGCATCCAGCAGAGGCGAGACCTTGGTCGAGGTCGCCCCGGCGTCCAGCACGTCGCTTTCCAGATAGTCGGTTTGCGACATACGCCAGAAGTTTCCGAAGTCGCCGACGCACGAGAGGATGCAGTTCTCGTCGTAGAGGAAGGCCAAGCGGTTCTGATAGAAGAACACCTTGCGGATCGGGCGGCCGATGAAGCCGGGGTTTGGGTTGATGTCCGTGTCGCCGACGCGGCGGGGCGCCCACGAGAACGGAGCGAAGACGAAGCTTCCATCGGCCTCACGAACGAGGGCGTGGGGCATGGTCTTGTAGTCGATGGCGTTGACCAGTCCGGGCTTGACGCATTCCTCCCAGACGCCGCCGCGACGGACGACGTAGTAGGACATGAAGCCTCCCGTCTCGTCGCCTTGGACGCGGTAGATGGCGCCTTCGGGCGGGGGCGTGTCGCCCTGATTGACGGGCGGCAGTTTGTCGAAACGCTGCACCGTGCCGGTGATGACGCCAGCGGTCGGGTTAGGCGGATAGGTGTAGGTGCTGCCCGGCGCGTAGGGATCGCCGTTCGCATCCGTGCCGATCCGGCGGTTGAGCCAGATTTGCTCGGCGGGATCAGCTTGGGTGTCGGCGCCCAGCGCACCCATGGCGCACTTCATCCGACGATTGGTGATGAAGGTGTAGTCCGCGACGCTGAACGCCGAGATGTCCGTGCCGTAGTCCTCGACGGTCGAGAGGTAGGCCCAGCCGCCGGGGGCGGTGACGGGCTTCTCTTGGCCGGTGAGTGTGTCGAACACCTTGATCTGGCCGTCTGCGACGATCACCACATACTGCTCTGTGGTGTCGCGGTTGATGGTGTGGACGTGTGCGTTTTCCGGCGCGGTCGGCATAAGCCGAGCGACGACCTCGGAAGGTGCGCGTTTGGTCAGGCCGGTCGCGATGGACGGCCAGCCGTTGGTCAGGCTTTCGAGTTGATCGGGCGAGCGGACCAGCGGCGATTGCTGCGAAACGCCCCCGTGCAGGGACGGCAGCGAGCGGGTCACGAGGCTCACTTATCGGACCTCCAAGCTCGGCCGCGCCGGTTCAGAGATGCGGAAAGAGCCTTGTTGGCGCGAAAGATGTTGATGTCGGCCGAGGCGGACTGCTGGCGTTGCAGCGTCAGCCAAGCGCGTCGCTGATCCTCTTCGCCGAAGCGGTCGGCGGCTGGGTCGCCCACAACCCGAGCGGTGAACTTGCGACCGGCGGCGATGACGGCGTAGCCACGGGCGGCCTCCGGCAGGGCGTCGAACGTGAACGACCACTTGACGCGGACCTTGACCGGAAGGGCCATCACCCACGTCAGGTTCGCGGCGTCCCAGAGGCCGAAGCCTTTCGATGGATGCTTTCGAACAATGATGTCCTGCGCCTTATCCATCGGGTCGATGTCGAGGGCGCCGGTGGGGACGGCGATAAAGCCGTCGATGTCGGGGGAGAGAACGAAGTCCTCATCGGTGTTGAACTTGAAGCCGTAGAGGCAGACTTCGCGAACGACCTTGTTCAGTTCGCCGAGCGCGATGGACTGGTCCACGATCTCGGGAATGATGGCGTTGACGGGAAGCTGGCCGATGCCGATCAGCATGTCGTTGACGGCCTCAAGTTCCGTCATGGGCGCAGCCAGCATGGGCGCGATCTCCTTCGGAACTATAGGTTTTGTTAGATTTCCGCAGGTTAAAGTCGGCCCGCATCACCTGAAGATTGTCTTGGTGATGTAGCCCGCCTCTGCTCAACGGGATGATGTGATCGACGTGGTAGCGGACGCCGGGGTTGTGCTTTTCCAAAAGCTTCGCCAGCCGGTAGAAAGCGCGGATGGCATTCCGATCAGCACCGGGGGCAAGTTCGCGCATTCGTTGACGGCGAAACCCCTTGTAGGAGTTGACGCGATCAGGATTTCGCTGCGCCCATAGACGCTGTAAATTCGCTACTCTGTCTTTGTTTTTGGCATATCGCGCTCGTGCTTTCGCCGCGTGACAGTCACGGCAAATACGATTTGGACGAGCAGCGAGGCTTGGCGACCAAGTGTCAGGGACGACGAGCTTGATCGAGCAATCTCTGCAATTCACAGGCTACAAAAATAAGGGCCGCCCTCACGGAGAGGACGACCCTTAAATGTATTGTTAGGCCGGGATGGCGCCGGTGCGGAGTTCGACCGCATCCGAGGCACGGAAGACATCGGTGCCGGTCATCTGACGGGCGAGGATGAGAGTGCCTTGCTTGCTGATCTGGTCTTCGGTTTGAACCGAGAGACCCTGAACTTCGGCGGTGCCGATAGCGTCCTTGGTCCAGACCGCGCCGACAGTCGTGCCCATCTTCAGACGATAGCGAGCCGGGATGTCGAGGTTGGCCGAGTCATCGTTGCCGAACGGCGCGATGTTGGACTTGACGATCTTGATGCCGTCGATGGTTTCGAGCGTGTGCTTGCGGAGCGAAGCGTCACCGCCATTGTAGTCGCGGTTCAGGTTCTTGTCCGAGCGCGCCATCAGATACCATTGGGCGTTCTTCACGAGGCCGAACACATCGACCATATCGACGCGGACGTTCTTGCCGTCGAGGGCTTCCTTGGCCTTGGAGAAGGCGTCGAACAGCTTCGTGGCGTCGGTCGCCATAGCGGAGTCCACGACCGGGGTCGGTGCGCCGCCGCCCGAGGTGCCGAGCAGATCGGTGGCGCGAGCAGCCTTGACGACAGCGCGCATGGCGTTCTGGTCGAACTGGACGGCCAGAGCTTCAGCCAGTTGGCGAACGTATTCCGAGCGAATGTCGAAGTGGTTCAGGATTTCGTGGATGTCGGCGACGAACACGTCGGAGATCAGCTTGTCGTCCGAGGTCAGGATGATCTCGTCGTGGCCGATTTGCTTGCCGACGATTTCAGTGCCGGGCGTGTGGTAGGACGCGGTTGCGCGGCCGACGCGGGGGAAGCGCAGCGATTTGCCGTTGGCCAGCGCGAAGACGCGATGCTTGTCGCGCATGATAGTCATGCGTTCGTAGGCCGCCTGAACCTCGCCGCCGAAGATGTCGAGCAGCAGGTTGTTGGTGCCAGCAGTATCACCGGCCTTGTAGCCGGGATTCGAGGGGGTGGAGTTAGCCATTAGGCTCCTTGATTGAGAGAGAGTTTTTGGCTCCCGTCGATCAATCGGAGTCCGCTGGCGCATGAGGTTGTGCGGTCGAAACCGGCCTCTTCGCAGCCGGATGTTTCCGCTTTGATTTGGGAGAAAGGGTTAGGCCGGGCTTTCACCGGCCGCCCGTCCGTGGACGGTCAGTTCCCGGTTTGCGCTGGGAACTGTGCGGCCTCGCTGGCGAGCCTCTATGGAGGCAGGCGGGCGTGGTCTTAAGGGTGCTTTAGAGCAGCGTTCCGGCTGCTTGCGAGCGGGCGACCTTTTCAGCGACCTCGGCCACATAGGCTCGGTCAGTCTGGTATCGATCGGTCTTCATGGCGGCGACCATTTCCGACTTGGATCGGAACACGTCGCCGACTGCGGCGCCCGGCGTGGACTCGACGAACGAGCCTTCGGACGGATGCGCCGCCTTGTATTTCGCCACGAGCCATTCGACGCCTTGTTTGGCGGTGTTCGAGTTCGTGACGAGGGTATTGTAGCTGTCGATCTCGGCGGCGGTCAGGGACTTGGAAGCCCAATCCGACGCCGCGTCGAAGATGTCTTGGCCGCCCGCTGTCGCATGGGCCTGTTGGAATGCGAGTTGGGACAGGGCCGACATGCCAGCAAGGTAGTTCTCGATGGTGTTCTGCGGGACGCCCAGCTTCACAAGCTCCGCGATCTGATCCTCGGCGGGCTGGCCCTTGGTGTCTTCGTAGTGCTTGGCGAAGGACTCGAAAGCGGTCGTGATCGGGTTCGCCTCGGCCTCGGCCGGAGCCTCCGGCTTGGCGGGTTCGATAGTCAGATCGTTCGGCTTGTCCGCTTGGTCTGCGGGCTTGTCCTCGGACTTGGGAGACCGAAGCTTGGCTTCCAGTTCCGCATACGATTTCGCCATGTCATCGACGCGGATCGTGCCCGCTTCCGCATCCCAGAATTTCTCCGAGATGTGGGCGGGACGCTCCGGCTTGGCCGGGGTCTCCGGCGCCGACAGGGAGTCTTTGTAGGTCGAGGGGTCTGCGCCCTCTGGAAAGGCCGACGCCGGAAGCTGGGAATAGTCAGGTGCGGGCGAGGTGGTCTCTGTGACCGGGCTTTCGAGGCTCATTAAGTTCCTTGGTTAGGGTCTTGGGTCGCCGCGCCGATGGCGGCTTCCGCGATGGCCGGGGTCGCGGCTTGCATGGCCTGTTGCGCCATGGCTTGCTGCTGCTCTTGGGCCATTTGGTCCTCCGTCTTCAGGAGGGTTTCGAGGCTTGAGACGCCGTGTTCATTGCCAAGGCGGCTCAAGAACGCGGGTGCGTTCACGAGGCTGGCGAAGACTTGCGGCGTCAGGATTTGGATGGCGTCGGCGGCGAACGTGCGGAGGCGATTCACCTCTGCGGCCCGACCAAGCGCGGCCAGACCCGTCACGATCTTCGGACGGATGCCCTCGGGGATGGCGGGGATGAGTTTGCGCTGTGCCGCGACATAGAGATAACGCGCTGCAATCGGCTGTTGGAGTTCGGAAGCCAGCACCGAGAAGGTGCCGCCCAAACCGTTTTCCAGTTCTTCGGATTGGCTGCGGATTTCCTCGGCCGTGACACGCTCTGCGTCGCGATAGTTAGCGACGAGGAACGCTTCTTTGACCCGCGCCTCAATGGTCGCGGTCACGTCCTTGATGACGGCAAAGTCCTGCGATTTGTTCAGACCGAGCGTCTGGATGGTATCGGGTTCGCCATAGATGTAGTCGCCGGATTCGGCCGCCGCGAGTTCCGCGACATCAAGCGACGAGTTCGGATTAACGACCGTGACGACGCGAGAGGCGATAGCCGCGAACTGCGTGATGGCCTTGTAGTTGTCGTCCATCGACAGGAGGTCGCCGAGATATTCGGTGACGTGGCTGCGGCCATAGTCGCTACCGGGAACGACGGTCCAACGCGGGGCGAGCCATCCAGCCTGATCGGTCGGGATGGGGTCGGACTTGGAGCCGGGGACTTCCTTGCCCTCGATCTCCTGCCAGTGCGTGACCTTGCCGTCCCGTTGTTCGACAACGGTGTAAACATCGATCTGCTTTTCGTCCGTGTTCGGGTCGAGCTTGACGCCAAGGGCGGTGCGAACGGCCTCGGGGAGCGTCGAAGGCCAGACCTTCTCTTGAATGATGATGTCGGTGAACTGGCCGTAGTTGTCGCGCTTCAACACGAACTGGTCGATGCGATAGACGCGCGGGGCGCGGTCCTGCGGCAGGTAGGCCACGACGTTGCCCGCTGCGATCAGTTGCTTGATGACCTCTGCCAGCGCGGGACGGACCTTGAGGTCGTCCATCATCGCGGCGGTCGTCTCGGCCACCTGCGACAGGCGGGTGTCTACGTCGTTCTTGTCGGCCTGAAGCTGCGCCGCCGCGAAGGCGTCGAGTTCCAGTCGGAAGAACTGAACCGAGGTCGGAAACAGGGTCGAGAGCAACCGCGCCGACAGGCTGCGGAGGCCGTGTGCGCCCGCCGACTGATAGGGTTGGGTCGGGCTGTAGTGTTCACTCTGGCCGATCACTGGGATCAAGCCGGGAATGGTCAGCCGCGATGCCTCACGCGCCTTCTCCAGAACGGAGTTGCGGGCGACCGACAGCGCGCTGAAACGCGCTGCTGCGGTCTTCATGCGGTAGGGTTAGACTTTCGAAGAGAGGGTTCTGCTCGTGATCGCCAGCGACGGGCGCGCGAGGTCGGAGAGAGTGTTTCCGGTGGCGACGTTCGGCGTTGCCGGGAGCGTCGGGTTGGGCGGTGTAGTCGTGGCGCCGGGGACGGTCGGTGTGCCCGTGGCCTTGCGGATCGTCAGCGAGCGAACACCGCCCTGACGGGCGCGCACAACGGCGTCGAGGCCGTCAAGATAGGGGTTGCGAAGGATCGGGGCGTCAGCCGCGACCGGCGCAGAAACCACCTTTGGTTTCTTGAAAAGGGAACACATGAGCGGTCTCCGTTAGAGGGCGTTCGGCCGCTCAAGAGATCGTTCGAACTGGCGTTGAAGTTGGCGGGCGAGATCGCGGCGACCGGCCGCGAACATCACTTCCTCAATCGTCTGGCCGGGGCGCGGCATAGGCTCTGGACAGAAGGTGTCGAGCCACTTGATGAGGTCGGGGATGTTGGTCGGGAAGGTGTCGCGGACGCCGTGAGCGGCGGGCTGGTGTCTGCTCACGCGGCGGGCGCGTCTTTCCAGACGATGCCAATCACGCCGCCGATAGCGGCGCCGACTGCCAGAGCGACATCGACATAGGCCGGATCAACGGCGATGCCGAGTGCGGTCGCGAGAGCCACGAGACCGACGTAGGTGCTGCGCTCTTTGAGGCGCGGCAGGATGTAATCGCGAACGAAATTCATGGCGATTGCCCTTTCAAGAAAATGGATTGGGGGCGGGCATCCGGGTTAAATATGGGATGCTCAAATGTGAGGGCCGGTGGGCCGCGAAGATCGAAGAACTGCTGGCGCCGCACACGGTGGACGAGGAAAAACCGGAGCCGCGAATTCTCACAGAAGACGAAGGTGGATGCGCCTACTGCGGCGCAGAACTACCGTTCTCGTTTCAAGCCAGACGCTTCTGTCATGATGGCTGCAAAGTCATGGCGGCCAAGCGGCGGGCCATGGGAAAGCCAGAAGCCAGAGGCTTGGGCGTCGAGGCGACAGCAAACTGCGAATGTTGCTGCGCGGAGTTTACCTACCTGAAGCGCGGGAAGCCAAGGAACACTTGCAGCGTAAAGTGTCAGAGGGCTTTGATGAACCGAAGACGACAGGCCCAACGACTTCATCGGACCCCCACATCCTAAATGCGAGGGCGCCGAGGTCGTCGGGAATCGAGATCAGGGTTCCGCCTGTAGGTTCGCGCCCCATGATGTAGAGGTCGTTCAAGTCGTGTTGGATGGCTTGCGACAGGAGCCACGCCGACGCCTCGTCCGCCAGATCGGTCGGCATGAGGAAGTGCGCGGCGTTCGACTGCATCAGCCGGGCCAGCGCGACGAAGACATTTACGTCAGGGTTCACTCAACGCGGCGCAACTCGCCGTCTGCGTAATCGCGGATCGCTTGGACGTGGACGGTGTGCGGACCTTCGGCCGTCGAGAGCATTCGCTTCGCGCTGTTCAGGGCGTCGTGGCCGTCGATGCCGATGGCGTCGGAGATCACGGCGGCGACCAGAAACAGAGCGCGGACCTGATCGGACGGGTTGGCGTCTTGGATGCGAGACAGCAGTGCGAAGGCTGGCTCGCGCAGGAGGGCGACCGTCGAATCCGTGCGGACGCGATCACCGATGGAGGGCAATGGGTTCATGGGATTGGTTCGAGTGTTCAATAGCTGGCCCATGGATCACGCGAACAGGTAGGGGCTGCGTCGAACCTGCTGGATGTCGAAGTCGCCAAGGGCCGGGACCGGCGGGATTTTGTCGGCCCATTCCGGCGGAAGCTGCGCGATGAACTCTTCTCGAAACACCTCAAGCCAGTTGGTCTCGTAGAGTTCGGCGAAGGTGTCGCGGAGGATGTTTTGGAGGTCCGACACGCGGGCGGCGTGGACGCCGAAGCTGTCATGGACCACGGCCAGCGAGCGGATGTCGTGGTCGTAGCAACGGTTCGCCACGCCCATCAAATGCGAGGCGTCCATGCTGTGGATCAGGTTCGGACTGATGCCGTTCGCCTGACGCTTGCTGTCCAGTTTGGACAGTTCGTTCCTGACCTGTAGCCGGATGCGCTGGCCCTTGTAGACGACGCGGATCAGGTCGGCCTTGCGGCTCTTGTAGACTTGGAGGACGGGCAGACCCGTGGGCGCCGTCCACCGGATCGGGACACCGGCCTTGGTCATGATCGACGCGACCGTTCGCAGCCACGCCATGGCCTCGGCTGCGGCGACAACAGTGCCCTGAACGCCGTCCCAGATTTCAGCCGCCATGTAGCGAGCCGCCACATAGTTGTCAGCGTCGAGGTAGGGCTGACCGGCGCCGTCGATCTCGCGAAGCGTCTGGAGGATTTGATCGCAGTAGCCGTATTTCGTTGCCGAGTAGGTGAAGGTCATGACCGGGCGTTTGGTGATCTTGCGCGTGACCTTGTTGCCCTTCCATGCAGTCGCGGCCGGGTCGTAGCTCTCGTTCACGCGGGCCTGAACGGCGGCGGCGACATCGCTGTAGATGTCCTGCGGCCGGTCGCCCGGTTCGAGGTTGACGGCCTTCGCTCCGATGGGGTCACGGAGCATGGCCGAGAAGTGCTGAAGGCCGGAGTTCGACCCGTCGAGGCTGACCGGAAGGTGACTGATGAAGTCGGCGCCTTCGCGGATGTAGCCCGCCCATTCCAGACACGCGGCCAAGGCCATGAACGGGCTGTCCGCCGTCGCCCAGAACCTTTGACCGTCGAGAGGGTCGGCCGCGCTGTCGAGGATGGCGGTCTGATTGTCCCACACCCACTGCACACGCTCGTCGAATGACACCTTGTCGATGCCGAACAGGCCCGCAAGGTGGATCGCCAGCCAGCGGGCGCCGTCTTCGGTGATCGGATGACCATCGGCGAAGGTCAGCAGAGCCTTGGCGACATCATCGCCCTGCGGGTGAGGTCCGCCGGTCGCCAGCGGATAGACCCGGCCTCGGAAGTCGAGGCTGTGGGGGAAGTAGATGGCTTCTTCGTCGGCGAACTTCGTCGCCACCCAGAGACGTTGCGACAGGGCCAGCTTCTTGCTGACATTCTTTGCGTTTAGATCATGAATGTCTGAAGCCTCGCGTTTCCAGCGATTGGCGGCCTCTTCATTCTCGGCGTAGTCGGCCGGGCGCGGCGGGATCGGCTGCGGGTTGCGAGCGGGGAGGTCTCCGAGTTCGCCGCCGCCGTCCCAGATTTCGCGCATGATCGCGAGGACGGGGCCGTTGATCTTCCAAGCCGTCTCCTGAACCGCGTTCACGGCGTCATAGACGGCGGGCATCATCTGGTCGCGAAGCTGATCGTGGTAGGCGGCGTTCGCCTGTTTCACGAGCCGGTTGCCCGGCCGCTTGGTGATGTAGCCGCCCTTGAAAGGCGACGACCAACGGCGGGGGCGCACGATCATGGGAAGGCTGATCGGCTCAAGCAGTTCGCAGCGGGCGTGTTGCTGTTCCAGCCACTTGTGAACGGCCTCGGTCGGCCGAACGTATTTTGTGCGCTGGCCTTGGCTCTCGATGGCGAACAGGTCGGTCGCGTCGCAGAACAGTTCGATGGCCTTGACGCCCGTGCGGATTCGCATCGCCAGTGGGAAGGGCTGGTCGAAACCGCAATCGGCCATGACGGCCTGAATCTTGCGCTTCATCTTGAGCGAGCGGACGCCATGGGCCTGAACGCGGAGGACGCCCTTGAACACATCGGCGCGGGCGCGGCGAAGGTTCTCCATCTGCTGATGTTCAATGATGGCGTCGGCGACTGCGATGGCCGTTGCCGTCAGCTTCTTGCCCTCGGCGGCGGCCGACAGGATCACGCGCCCGGTCAGATAGGCGGCCTCTTCGGCGCCGACACTGGACAGGATCAGAGCGGCTTCCGGGGTGCGGGCGCCGCCGCCGTGGTTCACGATATCGCAGAACGACCGGATCGCTTCGGCGGTGGGCTGGATGGCCAGACGCAATAGCTGACGGCCGGGTGGGAGGTCGCCTTCCTCGTCCGTGCTGGAAGGTTCATGTCGCCACGGCAGCGGGCGTCGCGCACGGTATCGGCTGGCGCCGAGCGCACGGCTCTCGTCCTCAAGCGCGATCTGTCGCGCCAGTTTGTCTTTGAAGGTTTCTCGCACCTTCTACTTATCATGGGAGCGCGGGGTTTAACGCCGGGCAGAACCGAAAGACGGCAAGGCGCCATTTTTGCGTTGACTACATCTAACGAGTCGTGGCACACAGTGTCTCGTTCATCGCAGACACAGGAGGCCGCAATCCTAACTCTCTTTTCCATTGAGGAGATGAGTGACTCAAGGCAATCGTTTGGCAAACCCGTTCAAGGAAAGCCACCGATGGCCCGTCGCCGCAAATCTCCCGAAGAAATCCAAGGCTCGGTTGTCGAAGGCGGCGCCGACATGATTGCGCCTTCGCGCATCAAGGAGGGGGCAGGAAGCTACATGGCGTTTGCCAAGACGCTCCAGATCATCGCCGCCAAGATTCCGGCGCGGACCTCGCTTCGGCAAATCTACGCCTTCGCCCTGATCGTCGAAGCCAATTCGCTCGGCAAGTCGATCATCGTTTCGGACCTGAAAGAGATCGCGGGTGACGACGATACGGGGGAGCCGATCTTCGGCCAGTCTATCGGTCGGTCCTATCAACTGCTCATGGAGCCGACGAAGCGCGACCCTGACGGGCTGGGCTGGATCAAGCTCGAAACCGACGAAGACGACAACCGACGCAAGATCGTGCGCCTGACAGAAAAAGGAGAAGCCATCGCAGGACACATCCACCGGACGATCAGAACTGCACAGGAGACCAACTCTGATGAAACATGATGTCGCGTCCGCTTGGGACATTGTGAAGCGCGCCAAGGACGGCATCTTCCTTGTCGTGTTCACCGATCAGAACGGGGAGCGCAAACGCCTGTCCACGGGCGTCCGCACCGAACGCGAAGCCTATGCCCGCGCGCCCCAAATCGTGGCGGGGAAGACGGCCAAGCAGGTCGCCAAGGTCGAGATCGAAGCGGTCAAGGAGGCTGCGGCCGAACCGTCGAAAATCCCCGTCATGACCATGAACGCGCTGTTCGATCATTGCGAAAAGACGGTTTGGCGCAATCATCGCGCTATGCACACGCTCCGGTCAAACGTCAGAATCCTTCGCGTCATCTGCGGCGACGACCTCGTGACCGACATGCACTACATGCGGCTTGAGGAAGTGCAGGAGGCCCTTTTCAAGAGGGGTGGGCGCAAGGGTCAGAAGCGGGCAACGCCGGGCACGGTGAAGCGGAAAATGGACACCCTGTCGAAAGCGTTGGCCACGGCGACGCGGATGCAGGACGCGGACAGGAAGCCGATCCTCTTCGCCAAGCCGCCGATGCCGACGCTTGAGGTTCACAACCTGCAAGACCGGGTGCTGAACGACAGGGAAATCACTGCGATCTTCAAGGTGATTGAGGCACGGCACATCAGCCAGCCGGGCGCCAACTGGAAGCGGTTCGGCTATTTCGTCCGCTTCCTGTTGGATACCGCTTGCCGCAAGTCGGAGGCTCTGATGTTGGATGATAGCTGGATTGAGGAACGGCCCGATGGCCTGACCTTCATCCACTGGCCCCAATATTTGCCGGGCGTGTTCGATGCGGATGGCCAGCCGGTGCCTACGCTCAAGAACGGCAAGCCCAAGTCATTGCCCGCATCCTCGGCGATCAAGGCCATGTTGCCTTATCTCCGCATGAACGCGGTCGGCGGGCGGCTTTTCCCGCAGCACAAATCCACCATGGATTTGAAGTGGGTCGAGGTTCGCAAGGAGGTCAAGAAACTCGGCTTCAACATCGACGACGTAAAATTCCACACCCTGCGTCACACCAAGATCACCAATCTGGTGAAGGAAGGGAAGGAACTGCCGAAGGTGTCCAAGTTCGCGGGGCACTCGAACATCGGCATCACGATGAAACGATACGCTCACCTGTCGCCCACCGATCTCGTGGGGCTGGTCGAGTAAGGGTATCCAGCGTCTTGATGGCAACAAATGCAACAACGCAAGAGTTGCCATCAACGCCGGGAAGTATGCCAAGCTGGCACACTTTTCGGAGAGGAAAGCCCGGAAACATTGGGGTAGATACCCCCGTCTCCGCCATTTTCCTAAAAGCTCAGTAAAAACAATCGCTTAAAGCGGCTTCGCGGCGGATTGTGTGGCGCTTTGTGTGACGCGACTTGGGCCGTCAATCTGCTGTGGATGGGTGCATTCAAAGTGGTGATTCTGTCGCGTTGCAACGTGTGGGTCATGGATAGACACGCTCTCCGCGCCTCGATATGCACGGCCTACACGAGGGAGAACATGGTTGATGGCTACGGCGGTAAAGGTCGATATCGCGACGCGCTTCGTTGGCGCACGTGAGGACATGTACATCATCCGGCCCGGTGATGGGTTTTCCCTGTATGAAGACTTCGTTCGACAAAAAGCCGTCTTCCTCGATTTCCCTGATATCCGCCTGAACTTTGCTGGCGGTCGTCCCAAAAGGGATGCCCTAAGACAGGCCGTGGTCCGGTCTATGGAGCTTAGGTCGTGGCATCGCGCCCATCGCGTCGGCGACGAACCGTCCCGCGATCCAGCCGACTATGTCGATGCTGCAAAGGGGCGTCGTGTGGGGCGATACGTGGGGGCGATTGAACGTCTCTATTATACCCTTCCTATCGGAACGATCATTGTCGTACCCGGCCCGGGCTATTTCAGCGACGTGCTGATCGGCGAGTTGGAGGGGCCGCCAGTCGTCGTCAACGACATCAGCCTCTACCCCGGTGAGAGCGTGCCTGTTCGGAAGGTTCGCTGGATCGGCAAGAAGCCAAAAGCCCGTTTTGGCCCAATCCTCCGCGACCGGCTTCAAAAGCCGACGCCCATTATGGCGATTGACCGGAGCCTTCGGCACGAGATTTTGGAGGCCGCGTTCGATCAATATGCCATCGGTGAAACCTACAGCGCTCGGCTAAAAACCACTGAGGCCGATTTCAGCACGCTTGATGACTACAACATCCAGTCATTCTTGAACTATGTGTCTGGTGTGCTTGCCGCTGTCGAAGAGGGGCATGAACCGGCAAAGCTGATGGATATGTCAGCTGCGCTTGCTGTGCTAAAAGCCAACCGTGACCTCGTCCCCGAACTGACGGCGAACATCAACTCGCCCGGTGCGTTACGCCTATTCAATAAGAAGATTTTGCCGATCACTGCTGCTGTTTTCCTAGCTGTCGCGACCGCTGGGATTGATGGGGCGGTTGATATTCAAATCGTCAATAGCGCGGTCGCGGGGGATGATCCCTGTGCGCTTGAGGTGCAGGAGCAGGCCATGGCGGCGATTAAGATGATGGACCTCGGCGCTTGGCATAAAGTTTGCGTTCAAGCGCGCGACGCTGAGCAGGCTACCGGCCTCTCCACGGCGATAAAGGTCATTCCGGACCCCGCGAACTCGCAGCCATGACGATGTCAATCGCAGCTCACGAAGGAAAGCCAGCTAGCCGATTGCTCGTCGTAATCGGCTTTCTGTGCACGACTGCGGTAGGTGGCTTGGTGACGCTTGGCGTCGGTATGTGCAGCGCCGATTATCAAGCGACCCGTCAAGACCGTACCGCTCAGGTGAACCAGTTTGTCGAAGCATCGAAGGCGTTCGACCCGTTAGTCGTGTCGTTCGTGCAGGAAGTTTCCAAGGGCGATCTGACTTCCCCCACGAGGGAAAAAATCAAAGCCAATCTGGTGGAGCAGCGTAACACTCTCGAAAGCGCGTACAGTCTATTGGACGACCGTGAGAAGGCTATGGCCGATGTGTACGTGGAGGCGCTTGTCGATGCGGATGATGGGTTGAGGAAAGCGACGGGTCCACTCGACTCTCGCGACTTCGCGCAAGCCGCCGTCCATGTCGCCGAAATACGACCGGACCTCTACGAAGCTCTTCGGAAATGAAGAAGGGTGACGGCCTGATCACCCTTCCAGTCTTTGCCTAGGTCATTCGCTCCCTGATATCGGAATAGCCACCCTGGACCATCAGGACTGCGCTTCCCGCTTGTACGCCTGTAATGACGCCACGTAGCGGGTGCTTGAGGAAGTGAAGGTATAGGTCGCCTTCCCGGATCGCTTCGATGATCACGGATTGGTCCATGATTTCGCAGAACAGGTCTAGGTCGATCAGTTCGGCATGGTGGTCTTGCATATGTCCCCCGACATGTTGGATTCGACGAATCGAAGAGGCGTTGTTGAGGGAGGGATATTTAGATTAGGATACTTGACTGTGCGGATTGTTAATCGGATTTCTGAATGATTATTTTCGTACGGAGTGGTGATGTCTTCTGATTGGTCATTCTCTTGGATTGGTTATGTTTTCTGATTGAGTTTGTTCTGATTGGTTATGTCTTCTGATTGGTAGGCATGATTATGAGTCCGGCTCCGGAGCGTCCCCCAGTGCCGGATTTCAATGCTGACGTGCTGCGGAGCCTCTTTCGTTTCTAGGCTGGCGCTGCTGGCTTGGTCGTGGGGGCCGAAGACTGACTTCTTGCTTCCCAGCCTCCGGGCCGATGCGGCTACCTCCGGAGGGCTATACGTCTGGTCGTTTGGTCGTTTGGTCGTGTTGGCTTGTATCGCGGCGTTGTGGTGGTCGTTTGCTGTCAGGTGACGTTGAGGATTGTTCCCCAATCGTAAGTCATGCCGGTTCGGGCGTAGCCCTTGCCGCTGTAGATCGCCGCGCCGATTGATCGGATGCGCTCAAGATCGAATGTCGGTTCCCACGTCGGGTTTCGACAGACGGCCTTCGGCGCACGAGGACGTGACGGGTAGTGTCGGAGGAAGGGTGAGGTGATCTCCGGTTTGTCGTCCTGACCCCAATAGGTTCGAAGGATTGCGCGCAGATGCTCTTCCTCGTTCCCCGTCAGGCTGATCCATCCGTGGATGTGTGGATAGGGCGTCCCTGATCCCGTCGTTGGCTCGTAGAACGCTGCGAACGAGGGGAGGTCACCCGGTGTCGGGTCTTTACGGCGTGGAAGGCCGCAAAGCTCCCGGCCAATCCTACGGGCAAGGCGAGAAAGGTCAGGCCGAAAGCTGACATCCGGATCGAACGAGCGTTCCGGATAGCAGCCCGCCGTCAGGGTGATGAAGTGGGTCGCGCCCATATCATCGGCCCATTCCGCGAGATCAGAAGCCGGAATGCGAAGAGCGCCCATTAGTGGACGCTCGGGACCACCGTGTTTTCGGTGGCGTGGACGCTGGCGGAGTCCAGCGCGGCGGCGACATCCCGTGCGACCGGAAGGGCCATCGGGAAGTCGGTGTCGTTGATGATGAGGTGGATGCGGCGACCAGCGGGCTTAAGCCGGATGGTGTGGCCGTGTTCGGCGGTGATGATCTGGAAGGCGGCGACCGGGCGTCCTTCAAGGGTATCGGTGATGGCGTCAGCCAGGGCGACGGCTTCTTTGCCGGTGAGAGCGGCGGCGTCGATGAAGGGGTTATAGAGCAGGACAGCGTTTCCGACCTTCGCACAGGTCGGCTTGATGACGAACGGCGGTGGAGCCGGACTCCATGCCGTTTCCTCCTGATAAATCTTCAACCCCTCCCGGAGCAGTCGGTAGAGCAGCAAGCCCTTGGGTTCGCCACGCATGACCGACAGGAAGTCGAGCATCCGGTAGCTGGCGTCGTTGATCCGCACATGGCGGGATTTCGGGGTGGTGGCGGTCGGCATAGCCTCTGTGGTTGATGACATGGCGCCATTGTATAGCAATGGCATCGTCAAAGCGAGTCCATTTCTCCTTTCGGGACCACGATTGCTACATTCCTATCACGCTAGTCTCTATTTCCGAGACAAAACCTGACCTCGACACGGCCCTGATGTAGTTTTCTTGATCAATCGTGTGTCCCGATTGCCGGAGAAAGAGCGAAAATGTGTCGGGTCGAACGATTTGCATCTTGACACGACCCCCTTTCCTCGCGAGTATCTGAATGAGCGGTAGCGAGTGAAGATACGAGCTGTATATAATCTTATAAAGATTCGGATTCATTAGAATATTCAGATTCTATAAAACTTCGTGGGAGAGGGGTAGCGTGTCAAGAGCCGCTCCCGGCGTTCGAAGGCAACCTTCTCAAAACAACCCATACCGGCGTTGCTTCAACTATCGCCAAGAAGGCCGATTTCCGGGCCGTGGAACGCCAATCGCTGCTTAGATGGATGTCGGTGCCGGCTTGCGAGCTGAATGGGTCGCAAGCCCTATTTCAAGGCAACTCTTGATAGTTGCGCCTTCACCTGACGCGATTTTGCGGTTAGCTCATGCTCACGTTTGTGATGAAGAGCCGGGGTGGGCATGGCAACTAAGGTAGAAGAAGTCGAGATCTTCACGGGGACGCCGGACTTCGAGTTCGAAGTCATCCGCCAGGTAGAGGCGAAATGCGAGGCGTCTCATGCCTTTTCCAGTGCGCCAAGCATGGATGAGGTGAATACCCGGTTGAAGGCGCTGGCTGCGAAGGTCGGCGGGAATGCTGTAATCAAGGTCAACTACGATAGCGGCATCAGCCTCACGTCGTGGCGGGCGCTCAAGGCGACCGGCGTCGCGGTCCGGAAGGTGTCGGACGAACGCCTTTGTCCAGTGTGTGCGGAAATCATCAAGAAGGCCGCTACTAAGTGCCGTTTCTGTGGTGAGGTTCTTTCCACTTCGGAAGCCATCAGCCCCCCTGCTGTTCAATCGACGTTCGAGCCCAGTCAGCCTCCCACTATTGGCCGCCCGTCCTATGCCGAGCGGGTGAATCCCAACATGAACGGCCTTCTAGCGAATGCGCCGTTGAGGGACTCGGACGCGATGCCTGCGTGGGTCTATGTGCTGCTCGCTATCATGGCGGTTGGCGTTTTTATCGCATTCACGTCCGGAATGTGAGCGCAGGTATGGCGACTCCTTCTACCGGCCAATCTGGGATGACGGCTACGGCTGTGCAGTTGCCGCCTGAACGGCCCGAATATGTTGGTGACATCATAGGCGGCGGCATCGGCATCTTCGGCGCTTTGGCAGGCGCTTATGCTGCATATCGATGGGGCTTGAAGGCGGCCCGTGAAGCGAAGGCCAGCGAAAAGAAAGAGCGTAACCAGCAGATCGACTTCTCGCTGATCCACAAGCTCAATAAGATTTACGCTGCACAGCAGAACATTCGAAAGGCTGCTGACGAGGGAGCAGCGCGCCTTGCTTTGGCGCGGGAGGCTGCTGCGCGCGAGGGACGCCCGTTTCTAGATCATCTCTCATTGGAGATGCGTCCGTTCGCCACCAGCTTAACCCGCTATATTTTTACCCCGGAGGAAGTGGCGCGGGCCGGTCAGCTAGGTGGGCAAGAGATCATGAAAACCATGATGGTGATTGATGACCGACACAACACAACCGCCGAGCTGCTGGACACCTATCGAGATCAAAAGGCAGCGTTCCAGGGAATAGTTCAGGCCGGAACCGCTTTCGATCCCCAGCGCGGCTATATGCAGTTTCGTTGGTCTGGAGAGGATTACGCGAAGTATCAGCCTCATCTATTTACAATGGATGCATCGGCAACCGCACTTCGCCTGCATTCGTCACTGGATGAGAGCGCCGCCTACGACGTGATCGTCGCTGTCGCAAGAGCGAATGCCAAAGAGCAAGGCGCGAAGGCGGATATTCGGATAACCATGCCCGACGGCGGCACACTCCGCATCACCAGCGCCGGGGAGGAAATCCTGCCAGAGACGCGCCGAGAGAGAGCGTCATCCTGATCCGGAGTGGGGTGGTCGCCCTGCTATCACACTAGAAAAAGGAGGTAGCTAAGAAGCTAGAAAGCTATCAACTACTGATCAATGACAGTTCTTCGATATCGCCAGTATTAGTCATCGCACAATACCGCTTCACTGTAGCCGTGGAAAGCCTGAAATGCGTTGCCGTGTCTTTTATACTGGCGTTGTTTCTCTTTCTCCACGTCACCACGTCGTCGCTTTCCTGGGCTTTTGGTCGCCCTAGACTTGTCTTCCCACGGTGCGTCCTGCCTGTAACCGCTAGGGATGCGCGCGCGGCCTTGCGGCCCGCCTCTGTTCTCTCTGCAATGCGATGGCGCTCCATGTCCGCGACCTGGGCTAGGACGGCTAGGATCAGTTCTCCTACTCCCTTCCCGATAGGCCCTAGACCTCGCACGTCCACCGTCACGCCAGCTTGGATTAAGCGGCGCACCGTGGCTTGAACGTCCAGCGCATCGCGGCCTAGACGGTCAACGGCATAGACATACACGGTGTCACCGGCCCTGACGTGGGTGAGTAAGTCTGCAAATCCGGGCCGGGATGCGGCGAGCATTGCACCACTAACACCCACGTCCTCGAACTCCCTATCGAATGGACCGGGCATCGCGGCCCGCTGCGCTTCAATGCTTTGGTCGCCGGTGCTGACCCGGAAGTAGGCGATGCGGTGCATGGATGGCTCAAAAGATAGGGCGTCGATATCCCTAGCTCATATATTAGCTCAAAATCCGAGTACAGCTATCTTTTGGGCTATGGCGCAGAACTTACAACTTTTGAGCCGATGATGAAGACTTGTCTTTTGACATTTCTCCGCACCTAATGCCTGAATGTTGCTCGCTCTCGCCTTCGTCCTCGCCCAATCCCCCTTGGACCTCACGCCAACGGACGATTACGTGCAGGCTTATCGTGAGTGCGTGTTGAGTGAATCGATAACACTGGATGCCGAAGGACCCGAAGTCATCGAGGTTACTGTGAGTAGGGCCGCTGACCGATGCGTGACCCAACTCGCGGCATTTGAAGACGTTGCCTCTAAAACTCTACGGCAGAGCATGGCGCAACGAAGCGCAGAATCGATGGCTCGACAAATGCGCGACGCCGCTCGTGACAGTGCGGCTCGTGCTGCACGACAGCATCTAATCCTCGAAAAGATTAGCTGATAACGCTCGGATCGATTTGCTACCGTCCATTTCACGCCTTCCAAACATTATTGATCGCGTCGGCAAACGGGTCTCCGCCCTTTGATCCACCCTTCGTCACATCCCGGCTCTTCGCGGCCATGCCGAGCTTGATCAGCACCGCGCCGAGCGCCTGTGTGTTGCGCCGGTAGTTCTCTTCGTCGAACTTCTCCCCGGCGATCAGGCACGCGGTGTCGCGGTCGCATAAGAAGGCCAAGGTCGCGGCCTGTCGGATCATAACCGCTTCCGAAGGTTTTGGCTGGCGGGCGAGCTGATCCATCAAGTCGCCTGCGATCATCCGGAAGGATCGGGCTGCGACGGTGCGGCCATCCACCTTCTGTCCTGCGATTTCGAGGTTGAAGACGGCGGATAGGTCCGCCGTTTCGATGTGTCTATTTGTTTGGTTCATCGTATCGCCCTCCTTTCCGGGCGGGTGTTTCGTGGGTCGCGGCAGGGAGTGGCTGGGTAAGAGCGGCGGATAGATAGGGGGCTGGTCCCAAAAACTTTGAAACCGCACCATCACCACTCAAATCCGCAGGCCCACCATCCGGGGTTGAAGGGCTATTCGTCGTCGGGATCGGATGGCCTTCTGACCACGATCCTGCACCTACAGTTCACCTCAAGCGGCGGGTGCATGACCGGGCCTAGAGGCGTTTGGAAAGCCTGACCTACGTCAACGCCGTTCGGGTTCATCGCCGTGACCATCCGGTGATCATGGCGAACCCGCTCGTCGCCTCTGGTCTTCCAGTATCGGCGGGCGTCCCGTGGGATGGATCGGTTCGCCTTGCCCTGTTTGAAGGCCAGGTATTCTCCAACGTGTATGGATCGTGTCGCCTCTTGTCGGGCGATCACCGATTGCCGGTAGTTGATCAGGGCGTTGTCATGGCGCTGGATCAGGCCAGTGTTCGCCTCAAGGGTCATACCGTTGCCGAAGGCCGTGCGGAGGGCTGATCGCTGGGCGGCGTTCAGGTGCTTCATGTGCCTTTGGATGATCAGCTTGGCCGTGGGCTGTGTGACATAGGTTTTGCCGTCCTGAACGGTCTTGTCCTTGGATGTCATGGCTTCGTGGAGGGCGCGGGCGAAATGGGCTGCTGATCGGGCCTGATCCGGAGCCATTGCGATTGACCGGATGATCAGTTCCGCCTTTGCGCGGGCTGTCATGTCGCCTTTGAGAAGTTCGCGGTGTGCCGTCGTGACCGCTTCGTAGGAACGGCGGGCAAGAGGTTGAAGGATGTTCCGTTCTATGTCGGCGCGAAGCCGGTCCACCTCTGCTTGTGGATTCGTCTGTGACCGATGACGGGTCGCGAACGCCTTCATGGCGATGACGATGTTGCCGAGCAGCGCATAGAAAAGCCCGTTGCTGAACGCCACAGCGAGGCCAGAGTGTAGGCCCTCGTCGAGGTTCAGCACCTTGGCTAGAGCGGCTTCATCACCAGCTTCAAGAGCCGCAATCAAGGCGTTGATATCGACGGCATCCATTGCGTCGCCGTAAGCCTTCTTGAGCGCGTCTAGGAACTCTCCGGTGAAGGTGGCGTGTTGCTGGTCGAAGTGGTCGGGGACGATCATGCGCGCACCGCCGTCCAGCCCGATCCGGCGTTCAGGTATGGTGTGATCAGTTGGCGGACGTGGCGGGGCAGTTCGTCGAGGGACGGCGCACGGAAGATGCCGCTTGTCTCTCCGATGGCGTAGCTGACCATCGTTTCGGCGGTGATCGGCATATCCGCGCGCCGGGACAGATGGGCGGCCAGCAATGCCGTGGCGCGCTGGATGGGGGCGGGAACGCCGATTACCGCTTCTCCGGTGTCGAGATAGACAGCGATGCGAGGGAATGCCTGGGTTTGATCCGAAGACGCTTTGCGACCCTTCCACGGTTGCGCGGCCATGACGGCGCTGGCGTCGATCAGGGCGGCCTTATCGTCGTCGCGTTGCGGGGAAAGTTCGGGGTCGTCGAAAGCGGCTTGTTTGTCGGCTTGGGCGCGGGCTGTCCATTCGCGGCCATGAAGGCTTGTCGCGAGAATGGTGTCTGCGGCCTCTAGCGTGATCAGGCTGTCTTCAGGGGATAGATCGTCGGTGTAATATTCCATGCTGCGGGTTCCAGAGTCAGCGAAGGCGGACCGGGGCTGCGAATCCCGGCCCGCCTGCTTTGTCGGCGTCTCGCGTGTTGGGCGCGGTCGCCGTGTGGGGACGCCCTCTCGTGCCTTTGCTGAGTTACGAGGGGGCGTCCGTCGTCACCGGGGAGAGAAAGGAGACCCGGTGACGTTTGGGGTGCGGGTCAGACGTTCGTCAGACCCTTGAGGCGGGCGGCGCATCGACCGGATTTCAGAACGATGCCGGAATACCATTCGGTGCGGGTCCGATAGGCGGGCTTGTCGTCCACCTCGCCAAGGTCTCGGACGCTGATCGGAGCCGTCTGGATGCCGTGCAGCGCGTCCAGATCGAAGCGGACGGCGTAGGCCGATGTCGTCTTGTTGTTCGTCCCGTGGCTCTCGTCGCCGGTCAGGATTTCATTCCCCTGCGTGTCCAGTTCGATAGGCAGGATCGGAACGCCATTGTGAGCGATCACCGGACGGCCAAAGTTCGGGATCATGATGGATTCGGGAGTCGTGCCTCCGGACGCGCGCAGGGCGTTTCGATAGGCGCGGATCACGGATTTCCGGGCGAAGATGGCGGAAGGCTGGCCTTGAACGGCGTCCACCAGTTCATCGAGCATGGCGAGGGTCAATGCCCCGCCGTTCGTGCCGGCGCTGATAATCTGGTTGCCGGTCAGACGCTTCTTAATGCCGTCGAACGCCTTGGGATTGGTGGCGGTGTCGCCGTCGAAGAAGGTTTGCAGCCACTTCAGCGACATGGCCTTTGCCTTCATGGCGTCATGGATGGCGCGGGTGTCGTTGTCGCCGGTCTGTTGAGCGATTTGAGCAACGTCAAAGTCGCTATCGCCGCCGATGATCGTCAGGCGTTCGGTCTGCGGGTTAATGACGCCCGTGCTTTCCGAATAACCTTCGTTGTATCCACGAAACTCCACGCCGGGCAAAGTGTCCTCGACGTTGTAGGTGTATGCGTTGCCCGCCACGTTGGCGAACGGCATCAGGGCAATAACGGGGTTCTCGCGGGCGAAAACTTCGACAACGCCGGATTGCAAGGGGTTCGGGTTGAGTTTACTCCATTCGACTTGAGTCAGCATGTGTATAGACTTGAAAATCCTTTCTGCTGGCGCGGCCAGCGGTGGGTATTGGTGGAGAAGGCGCGGTTAGGCTTGGGCGTAGCCAAGAGCCATCCGGGCGTGAGCGGGCAGTTTGGTGAAGTCGTCCGGGCCGGGAGTGGTCGGAGGACGGGTTGTGTCCGTAGTGGGGACGGCTGGCGTCTTGGCCGCCTTCAGCGCGGCGGTGACGTGAGCGAACAGGCGATTGAAGGCGGTCCCCTCGGTCGGGAGGGCGGCGCGGTCTGCCTCGGGGATCAGGGTTGTCAGATTGCCGATCAGCCCGTCCACGTCGTTGTCGGCGCGCATGGCGTCGGTCTGGTCGCGGAGCGTTTGCAGTTCGGCTTTCAGTTGGGCCAGGTCCTCCGTGAGGTCGATAGGCGGGGTTTCAGTCGTTTCAGTCATGTGTTTTCCTTTCAAAGCCCTAGCGTCAGTTCTTCCGTCTCTTGTTTACGAGAAAGCAGCGCGCGGTAGGCGTCTTCGCGAGTAGCGTAACCATCCGGGTTGAGCGTCATCAGCGCGTCCACCGGGGACGAAATGCCGAGTTCGGCCCGCTCCTTCAGATTGGCGAGGACTTCGGACTCCGTGAGGTTATCCTGAAGCTCGGTGAAGTCGGCCCGGACGGTAGCAGCCTCCGGGATCGTGCCGGGGCGGTGTGTGTTGACCACGCGCTTGATCACCTCGAACAGGCGACGCTCATAGCCGCGCCATAGGGCAATATCGTCCAGGCGAGCCTCTTTCAGGTCGATCCGTTGAGCTTCACGGGCCGAACCCGACTCAGCTGTTTTCGACAGGTCGAGAACGTCAGCGGTGCAGTCGTTCGTCGATGCCGTTGAGCGCATCAAGAACTCGAGCGCCTCGAGAATGTCGGGGATGGGTGTGTTCGGCGCTGCGTAGGCGAACTCGCCATCCTTCGGGAGCAAGATCACCTTGTCCGGGCCGGTCTGGATCGGGTCGCCAATCGGAAGGCCCTTGGCGACGGCCTGACCATGACTTTGCAGTTCAACCGCCCGCCACAGGTTTGTCAGGCCGACGTTCAGCGCCTTTTGAGCGCCCATGAGGTCGTCGCCGCCCGGAAGGAAGAAGTCGGCATCTGGTAAGCGGTCAAAAAGCGGGACGAAGGGGAGGATGCCATAGGGGTTCACGCCATTGGCGTTGCCGGGCGTCAGGATAGGATGGCCGTTGGCGTTGCGACGCTGGTAGGTCGTCGCCGTCCAATCGGCATAGGTGGTCTTGGCCGGGTCGATGGCGGCATGAGTGACCACCATCCGCTCGGGATGCTCCGGGTCGGTCCATTCCGCATCGAGAATATTGGGCGTGAGGACGCGCACTTGAAGGCCGTGCGGCTCGGTCCACACGACTTGCAGGGTGGTCGTCTTGAGTAGCTTGGTGAGTTTGCTGGCGCGCTTCAGAACGGCGTCGATGTTGGCGTTTTGATAAAGCTCGGTGGCGGCGGCCTGATCCCATCCCTCGAATGTGCGAACCGGGGGCGTCTGATATGCCGTGGCGCGACGGGACACGATTTTCTTGACAATATTGACCTGAAACACCCGGAAGGACTCCGGGTTAGCGAAGCGACGCTTGATCAGCGTGGCTGTCGTTTCATCTTGTTTGTCGTCGAAGAAGGCTAGGGCTTCGGCGGCGCGTAGTTTTCGCGTCTCCGATTTCCGAACCAAATCTAGGAACGATTTCCTTTCATCGCTAAATCCCAACATGACATAAGTATATCACGCATTGTTGCTTTCAAGCAACAGGCAATCAGCGAGGAATCGTATGGCTTCCGACGTTTTTTAACTTGTCGATGATGAAACTTTCGATGGGAAGGTTATTGCGAGGGCTGCGGGCTGCATACTGGTCGAAGAGATCAAAGGCCCGCCGCATAGATCGACAGGATCGCGCGCACATAGGAATGACCGCGCCGCCGTTCAGGGCGCACATATGACGAGCGGGGCCGGTGTCGGTGCACCTCACGCCCTGAAGTTCGTAAGGGTTGAGCGTAACCTCGCGCGTGGCGAACATCGCCCAGGCCAAACTATACACCGCGTCGTCATGCCGACCGCGTGGGTGGCCGAACTTGGGAAGGGCTTCGTTGCCGACCGTCTCCTTGCCGTCGTCCACGATCTCGAACGTGCGAAGTTCGTCGATCAGGCGGGTGAAGCGCGGGTCAATGTGAAGGCGACCCTCTGCGGCGGCGGTCGCCATCAACGTGAAGGCTTGAAACTGAGCCTTTCGAGACGGAGTGAAAAGTTCGGTCCCGTCAGCAAAAGGCTCCGCTTGCGCCCAATCGTAAACGTCCTGCGCGCCATAAGTTTCGAGGCCGCACCGGCTCATTCTTCAATCGCGATGGTAGCGTTTGAGGTTTGCCTTGATCCCCGCGAGACGCGAGAATAGCACCGCTTCGCTATCTAGGACGTAGTAATGCTCTTCATCGTCTTGCACGGTCATGACGATGGCTGTCGTGATAGTGCTGTCGCCGTGCTTCGACCCGCCGAATGCGCGGTCTAGCCCGCCACTGACGACGTAGCTGGCTCCTGCGGCGATAGCTTTTGGATCAGGGAGGTAGCTGACCTCTGTGCATTTCGAGAGGGTGTCGGCGTCTATCAGCAGCCCGGAAGCATCGCCCCAGCGGTTAAGGTGCATCAAGTTGAAGGTCGAAGGGAGCATCCGTCTGGACGCCGCGCGCAGCTTCACAGGGTCGATCCACGACGGCCCATTCGCGCAAGCGTCATCGAGGTCTGTATAGCTGATATGGCTAAAGAACAGGCTTGGATCGTCGCCAGCGATGTGCGCCTGATAGAGGTCATACAGCGGCGAGGACATGGGGCCGACTGTCGAGTCGATCAACATCATCGACCCTTCGCTGTCCAACAGGGAGCCGGTCAGCACCTCTAGGACGGCGGAACCCTTCGAGGCGTGAAGCTCGCTGAGTTGGGCTGCAGATAATTTTTTTCCCCACAATGCGGACGGGTTCGAACTGTAGGCTTGGATGACGGACGACGTTGCGGGGAAGTGGATCGAGTCCACGCCGACCACGACCGTTCCGGCGCTCGCAAGGGCCTTCAGCATGGGCGTGTTGTCGAACGCCTCGCGCAACGCCCGGAACGCCGTGTCCACGACCTGCTTTTCCGAGTTGGCGACGATGGCGATATTTTCGGTGCGCCGCGTCAGGAAGCGCCACAGGATGATCATGACGCTGGTGGCCGTCTTGCCGTGCCTCCGGGGCCACGAGAACACGACCGTCGAATGATCACCGTCGAGAGCTTTGACGATTTCGGCCCGTTCGCGCGGGCCGGGGATGAAGGGGATGAACCCGCCCTTTGAAGACCGGACGACCGGCTTTACATCGTCAAGAAAGTTGAAGAAGCCGCTAGAACCGTTTTGCCATCTAGACACCATCGCAGAATAAGACATGTGGTAATAGTACCACATGTCATGACTGTCGTCAGTAAGATTTCAGATGGTCTAGATCGAGTCCAGTGAAAGAAATGTTCTTGATAGCAGCGTAGGTGTGTTCGATATCCATGCGGCCAAGATAGTGATCGTCCATGCCTTGTTGAGCGTGTCCAAGAATCTGGTTCTGATATTGGGTCGGAACCTGATGGAGCGCCATCTGCGTCTTCCACGTGTGGCGGAAGCTGTAGAGGGTCGGCCTTGGGTGACGGTTAGTAATCTTGGGGATCAGACGTTCATTCGTGTTCCTGATCCACGAAGCGGACGAATAGAGCTTGCGACCGGCGGCAGGGAGCTTCCACTCCGGGAATAGCCGCACATCGCCGGAGCGCTGACGATCAGCGACGTACCGAAGGAAGCCTAGGCTGATCAGCTCCGGGTGTAGAGGAATGTCGCGTCGGGCATTTTCCGTTTTGTGGGAGACGACGAAGTCGCGTTCGTCGTCCGGATCATTGGGGTCGTATTCGGTCAGGATCGATATGTACGGGTGCTTGGCGTCACCCTTGATGTCGCTGACGGCGAGCTGAGCGATCTCGCTAGGCCGCGCGCCAGTGAAAAGCATGACAAGCGGAGCCCATCGACGGTGATTGTCGAAAGTGTAGTCGCCGGGCGTGTTCGGGCGATCTTCCGACAAGCAGCCCGTGAACATCGGGAGGCGGAAGAAGGCGTTCAGTTCGTTCACCTTGAAGGGGTTTCGGGTTCGTCGGCCATCGCCCTTCGTCGCCCCTCGGATTTTGGTCGCTGTGCAGGGGTTCAGGGGGATTGCCTCAAGTTCGACGGCATGGCCGAACGCCCAGCGCAGGATTGAGAAGTAGCCATCGCGCACGGTGTTGGGAGAGATCGTGCCGTACGGCTTCTCGCGCGTTTCGTTCGCCGCGATTGCTTCTTTCAGGGTCATCTTCGGGAACCGCATCGTCATACGGTCGGGCATGTGGTGAAGATCGTTCACGAAGTTTCTGACCATGCGTCGGTCGATTTTGTAGATCGGTGCCGAGCCAACGTACTCGTCGAACAGTGCCGCGACGACCTTGACCTTATGCTCCCAGCTTTCCCCTTTCGGGTGTTGGCGCATTGTCGCTTCAGCAAGTCGCTTGAAGGTCCAATGCGCCTCGCGTTGCGTCGGGGCGTTCGAGGTTCCGGATGGCGATGAGGCATAGGCTGGTGTCGTCGTAAGGGTGCGCCCCGATGCCAACTCCACCCGCGCTCCGGTCAGGCTGACTTCAGCCTCGAAAAGCGCATCGGCAATCTTTCGTACCGCGACGGCGTCGTGGTCGATGCCTAGCTTTTTGGCGGCGATCTCGGCGCGAGATTGAAGGTAGGGATCAGCGTCGCGACGCAACCGAGCGCGAGCGTCGCTCGACCAGACGGGGTCGTTGAGCGCACCAAGTTCCTGAGCTGCCAGCTCGTCCAGCCACTCGCGGTGTTCGTTGGTTTCCTCCATCCGCTCGCGGTGAAGCGACTCCAAGCCGCGCTCGTACTGTTCTCGGGCGAGGTGAGTTAGGAGGGAGGGGGTGAGGACCGTGCCGCCTTCGACGTCGGCCACAGGGGCGAATCGCCTCTCAAATAGCTCATCCAGCCTCAGTTCTTGGACGACCCTGCGCGCCTCCTTCAGCGTCCGCACGCCCAAGGACGCCTGAAAAACATCCCGGCCCTTGAATACAGGATTGCTGCGTAGGTCGGCGGGGACGCGCCGACGATAGTTATAGACGCCGTTTCGAATGATGAGGTGAGCGGGAACGCGGGCCAT